TGCAAACTCCGGTTCGACCTGGGCGAGTCCCACACCTTGCACGTGTTCGGGGTGCTCCGGGACGCCAGCGCATCCACTACCGAGCTGACGAACACGGTGCGCGCGCTGCCGGCGTCGACGCAGGATGACTTCGACCAGGCGCTGCGCGTGGCTCGGTTCGCCGCCGACGACGTCGCCATCGGGTTCAAGGGAACGCCGGCGCAGCGCACCGGTGTGCTCGTCAAGCGCGCGTTGGGCGCCGTGCTCGCACAGGGCATGATCGCGCTGACGCCCCGCTCGACGTGGCCGGAGTGGAACGACATCGACCGCCGACACGAGTTCGAGGGAGAGCAGCCGTGACCCGCGTGTTCTACGACACAGAGTTCATCGAGAGCGGCAGCACCATCGATCTCATCAGCATCGGCATGGTGACCGACGACGGACGCGAGTACTACGCCGTCAACGGCGACCTCGACGACACCACGCAGCACGACCCGGACCTGCGCGGCGGGTACATCGGAAAGACGCCATGGGATCGGATCATGGCGGAACCGTGGCTCGTGAAGAACGTGGTGCCGTCCCTACCGCTGCTAGACCGGAAGCATCTCGACAAGCACCTGAAAGGCGTGCCGCTGTTCGCCCCGCGCCCGGTGCTCGACTTCGTCCGCCTCGACCACACAGACACCACCGTGAAGCCACGCCAGGTGATCGCGAACGAGGTACGCGACTTCCTGCGCGCCGCCGGCCCCGACGTCGAGCTATGGGCCTGGTACGGGGCTTACGACCACGTCGCGCTGTGCTGGCTGTGGGGCAAGATGATCGACCTGCCCGACGGCGTCCCGATGTGGACCAACGACCTACGCCAGGAACGCCACCGGCTGGGCAACCCGGAGATGCCGAAGCGAGCGGCCGGCGAACACAACGCGCTCGAAGACGCACGGCACAACCTGGCCATGGCACGGTTCCTCGACGACTACGCGGAGAGAGCTGCGCCGGATGGCCCGGTGCGGCTCGTGCGCAGCGGCTGGGACGTCGAACTACAGACACACGTCGAGCTGCCTCCACACGTGACGTTCAAGCGCCACGACATCACCGTGGTGCAGGGCTACGTGCACCCGGACCCACCCCGCTCGAACTTCGACGTCGCGCCCGGGACCGTGGTCACGACGGAGGATCTGGGGCAGAGCACGCCCCGGGACCCGTCGGCATGACGGCGAAGACGACGGTTCTGTACCGTCCCGCCCGTTCGCCGTGGGATGGCACGCCGTGGGCGGGACGCTACTGGGAGCACCATTGCCACCGCCCGCAGTGCGTGAACCAGCTATCGGCGTGGACTTGGCACCTGTCGTGGCGATCGGCACTGGGCGCGGCATGGGCTCACCTGCATTTCTTCCACAGCAAGTCGCCGTGATGTTGGGGCGCCGGCGCACGCCGTGTTTGCGGTGTCGTCCCGACGAGCGTATAGTTACGCATGTCAGAACATCACGGACACCGGGAGACGCAGTGGCACCGAAGAAAGACCCCGAAGAGGAACTGAAGGACGCCGCCGCCCTACGCAAGATCAAGCGCCCCCGGAACACCTACTGCGAGGCGTGCGACGAAGACTGCGGCACGCCGCTGGGACTACTCCAGCACATCAGGCTGAACCACCCCGCCTGACAACGCACACGGCCCCCCAACCCTTGACGGGTTGGGGGGCCTTCACACGAGACAGGACACCTCCCCGGGGGGCGCGGGAGGGGTACACCGAGACCTCGCCGCTTCAGCGTGTCAGAACCTTCCCCCGGGGAAGTGCGCCTAGGTCAAGGGTACGGACCCATGACACACCAGGTCAACGCGGGCACAACATCAGCTCGTGAAGTACCCAAAGTTCACGTGGCACGAACTGGTATGAGCCGCCGTCGTACAGCGAACCGAGATGCCCCCGTTGCTCTGCACCTGCACCCGGAAGTTCGTGGTCACCGTGGTAGACCCCGTGGCACCAACGAAGTTCAGGCTGTTCGGCGTACGGAGCCCCACCGGGATGCCGCCCGCGGCCACCGGCTGCTGAAGGCTGCTCGCCGCCCCCCAGTCCGTGACAGGAAGCAACGACCCCCGCAACATCGCTCGACCGTCACGCCGGCGCACTTCCAGCGACGACGTGAACCCCGCAGCAGCCGGCACCGCCAACCACCCCGTATCGAACGGGACACCAGGCGTCGGCAGCAGGAACCCCATGTTGCGTATCTGCCGCTCGACGAACGAGATCCGCCGTTCGTAGTCATCGAGCATCTTCGCGATGTCGTAGTCACGCGGGACCGTGTTCACCGCCATCAGCAGTCCACGCAACCGCTAGGCGCCGCAGACAGCATGTTGCCGGGGAAGCTGTCGAGGATGACCTGCGCCGTCACCTGTTCGGCGCCTTCCTGCCCCACGGACACCGACACCCGCCCGATGCTGGGGATGTGCGTGCCGGAGTCCGGCATATCCGGCCCCCCCTCGAACTTCCAGTTCGGGGAATCGACGTCGACGTTGAGCTGCCGGCCCGGGACCAGGTCACCAATGTTCAGCGTGGGGGAGCCGGCGTGCGTGCCGTACTCCAGCCCAACGAAGTTGAGCTGGAGATTCAGCGCAGCAAACATGTGGTCGCTCTGGTAGCCGACGGCGTGCTGCCCCAGCGTGATCAGGTTCGTGACCCCCTGGAACGACGGTGCCGCGTCATACCGGGGCTCGAACGAGAGACCGCTGTTCGCTGTCGCAATGCGGGGCGTTCCGTCGGCGTTCGGGTCACCGAACGCATCGACCTGGTTGGCCATCGCGTTGCCGTCGACGTTGATCGTGAAGTCGGACAGGTGATCCCAGTGAACGAACTTCGCGGGCGACGGCTGCGCAATCTCGTCGAAGAACCCCATCTCACTCCACCAGTTCTCCGTCAGGCCCGGGATGGGCACGGCGTTGCGGAAGTGCTGAAGCTCGTAAACGGGCCCGTCCTCGACACCGACGAGCTGCCGGATCATGTCACCAATCAGGGGCCTGTCATTGCCCAGGTAGGTCCGGTCCCGGTTGATCGCAGAGATGCCAAACCCGCCCACCAGCGGGATGCCCAGAGACGGTGACGGGTCCACGCTGCCGCCGTCGAAGTTCTCGCCGCGCGCGTACAGCACCAGGTTCGCCCCGATGGACGTCTGCGAATCCCCGGTGAACACCAGGTCGGACCGGATCAGACGGTAGTCGAGGTACTTCTGCATCTCCGCGAGCCCCAGCGTGACCGTGCCATCGGAGTTGCCCTGGAAAGTCTCGACGTACCCGCCCCACATCGGCACCGGGTCAGCCGGCGTCGCGGCCCCGCCGGCAGTCCGTGAGAAGAAAATGCCCGTGGTTTTCGGCATCATGTCGGTCGCGGAGATGTACCCCGAGCTGTCGCCCACCTGGTTGCCCCACCGGTTGAACCGGATCGTTCCGCGCCCCGGTTCCATGAGCGCCGTCTCGAAGTCGAACGACACCGGCACGACGGAGTGCGTGATCTCACCCGTCAGCAGATCCGTCAGCTCTACCCGCCAGTTCGGCGCACACTCGCATACCTGGACCATCAGCCGGCCACCACGGCGTTTTCCCAGACGATGTTCACGAACCCCGTGTCGGCAGGGTTCGCCGTCTGCACGGTCACGGTATGGATGCCCGGTTCGAGCGGGGACGTGAAGTCCCCTTCCACGTTCTCCGTGACGTCAGTGAACCCGTCCGAAGCTCGACCCCACCGCGTGTCGATGTCGATGACGCTGGTCACGTTCTGCGTGTACGTGAACTCATGATTTCCGTACGTGACGACGATGGGCGCCGTCAGGTTCGGGAACAGCGAGATCACCGGGTAGGCACACAGCGTGCCTACGATCTCGACCGTTTCCGGCGACGTCGACACGGCACCCCGGTTGATCCACGGCTGAGCGAGCCCGAGATTCTGACCCACCAGCGCCGTACCCGACCACGCGAGCCGCACCTGCACGAATTCCGCGAGCGCCGGCGCGACGATGCCCGGTTGCGTGAACCGGGTCCATGTCGCGGTGGCTGCCTGCGCGGTGCCGTTGTGCGCCGTGATGACCGCACCAGCGGCGTTGTACCAGGTGTAATCCGCGCGCGGCGTCGGACCACCACCCGGCGACTTCCGCGCCCAGAACGCAATGCTGAGGACGTCACCAGGGTTTACCGGGATAGCGGCCGTGCCCGTCGGCCCCAGAGCCATCGTCATCGGTGACGTGGTGTTCGCTACCTCGATGAACCGGTTGAAGTACGGGCCACCGTCCCCGCCCAGCGGACCGCCCGAAGTCTGGTGTGTGTCCTGCACGGTGGCGCCGTTGAGCGTCATCGTCAGCCCGGACAGGTCGGCATCCGGTGCCAGGTTCTGTTCGTCGGCGTCGATGGTCTGCACACGGTCGCTGTCCCAGAGCTGCCCTGGGGCTGCGTCGACGAGCACCAGGCGTGCGTCCGTGGCGTCGAACCGCAGCGTGACGCGTGCAACGCCACGGTTCGACCGCTCCCACACCACGTCAGCCACACGCGGCCGGCCCCGCACCAGGTAGGGGCCGTTGTAGATCTTCTCTTCGTCCGTCGCGTCCGGGTTGTGGCAGTCCGTGAACAGTACGAGCGTCGCGCCGGAGCAGTTCCGCGACCACTCTTGCGTGAGCCGCGCGACCTTCTGACGGGCGCTGCGCCGCTCCGCCTGGTACGCCTCAAGCACCGCCGGGGCGACCACGAACCACGGGTTGCCGACGTCGTCACGGAACGACGTGTACCGCTGCGGCTGCTGAAAGTCAGGGTCGGCGATGATCGGGCCGTTGATGCCGTTGCGGATCTCGACGGAGAACACAGTGCCGGCGAGTCGTTCGGAGCCACCGTTGTTGTACGAACCCACGGTCACGTCGGCCGTCGAGTTGAACACGGACGTCACGCCGGCCTGCGTGACGGTGGCTCCGAGCTGCACCCAATCGACGCCGTTGGTGCTGGTGTAGAACCGGATGTCGCGACCGCCGGCGCCGTTGTCCACGTCGAGCGTGTACCGCAGCCACATCTCTTGCCCGTCGACGCCACCAGCGACCGTTGTCGACGACGCGGACAGCACGCCCGCGTTCGTGCCGTCCGTCGACCAGAACAGGCCCAGCGTGCCCGTGGTGTTGACGCGCCCGAGCCACCCGCGCTGATCAGAGCCGGCCGTCAGCCACTGCGCCACCGGAGCTGTCGACGCTGCCGGTGTCCAGTCGTTCATGGTCAGGTGTATGCGCACGTCGAGATCGCCGGTGATCGTCAGGCTGGCGGCGTCAGGTGTGTAGGCGCGTCCGTTGCTGACGCCGTCGAGGATCAGCCCGCCGGGGACCTCCGGGGACGACGAGCACCCGGGGCAGTCGTCGTTCTTCACGAGCACTTGGAACGTGAGCTGCCGCGGCTCGTAGTAGTCCGCGAACTGGACGACTCCGTCCCGCTGCGCGAATGCGACGTCACCGGAGCGCACCGCCGGCACGCCCATCCCGAACGGAGGGACCAGCAGCGTCCCCACCGGATCAGTCGGCAGGTACGGCAGGACAGGGTCGCCACCTTCCAGACTGATGCCCTGTTCCTGTTCCTGCGCGTCTACCGTGCTGTACCCGTCCTTCCACATCGCGATGCCCCACGCGCCAGCGTTCCCGCTCATGTCGCTACCCCGTCCACGACTTCGGTACGCGACTGCACCGCGTACCGGATGTTCCAGGTCATCTCGTTCAGCCGGCCGCCGGACGTCGTCGGCCCGTTGAAGATCTGGTTGACGGTCACACCCGCCCGGTCTACCCCGACGCCGCCTGCGCCCGTCCTAGCCGCCGTAGCGGGCGCCACGAGCGGTGCTAGGGCTCGACTCATGGCGTTCGCCGGCGCGTTAACGTTCGCGAGGATGCCGTCAGCGACCATCTGCGCAATCTGCCGACCCGAGTTGTCCGGGCTGCCCGCGCCCGACAGCGGCCCGACCTTCGCCGGCGAGAACGGCAGGTACCCGCGGATCGTCTCCGCCATCGAGGACGCCGCCGACGCGAGCCGCCCGATCATGTTGTAGATGCCGTCAATGAGGCCCTGCACCACGTTCTGCCCCGCGTCGTAGAGCAGGCTCCCCAGGTTCCCGATGGCCCGACCGATCTGCCCCGGCAGGTTCCGGAAATAGGTCAGCACGGCACTGAGGCCGTTGCGCACCGAGTCGCCCACCGTCCGCACGCCTAGCCGGAAAAGGCTGCCCGCCACGGACCACAGACCACGGACATTCGCGATGACCTGGTTGCGCAGGTTGACGAACCGCAGCACAAGGCCGATGATCCAATTCGCAATGCCCTGAATGACACGTGCCTGAAATTGGGTGAACTGTGTAGTGATCCCAGTCCACCAATCCCGCACCGCCGCAAGTACCTGCTGACCACCGTTCTTGAAGTAGTTCTGCACCGTGCGCCACAGGAATTGCACTATTCCGGTCAGGATCGAGACAACGCCATCGGCCACCTGAACCAGGCCATCCCATGCCTTTTCCCAGTCGCCGGTAAACACGCCGACCAGGAAGTTGATGAGGCCGCCCAGAATGTCGAAGACCCCGCCCAACACGTCGACGACGAGCGTGATGGCATTGACCACCTGGGCACCGAAGATGTTGAGGAAGATCCCGATAAGCGGCTGTAGCAGCGCGAACAGCCCCGAGATCGCAGGCGCCAGGTTCGCGGAGAACAGGCGCCCGATCTCCGCGAGTGCCGGCCCCAGCGCGTTCAGGATCAGGGTCACCAGCGGCGCGAGCACCCCGATGAGCGATGCGACCACACCGAGCACGACACCGATAACCGGGGCGAGGCCCTGCACCGCGGTGGACAGGTTCACCGCAAGGGCCGTGATCACCGGTTCGAGCGCGGTACGGAGCTGCGTGACGATCGGGATGAGCACCGACAGCAGCGACGCGATGCCGGTGAAGATCGGCCCGACGACGCCGCCCAGGATGCTGATGGTCTCGCCTACCTGCGTGATCAGGTCGTAGAACTGCTGTAGGCCGGCCTGCGCGCTCGCGGTCTGTAGGAACGCCGCGAGCTGCGCCGTGGCCCCCTCGAAGATCGCGAGTAGGTTCGCACCCTCGTCTACGCCGGGCTTCAGCACCGATATCAGGATCGACCCCAGGTTGGTCACGATGCCCACTAGGGTCCCCATGGTCGATAGCGCCATGTCGAGCGCGTCAGCGAGCGCACCCGACTGCACGACACCCTCCGTCCACCCCGCGAACCCCGCAGTCACGCGCGAGATCGAGGCAGCGAGCTGCGTCGACGAGCCGATAGATCCCTCGAACAGGTTGAGCAGCCCCTGCCCGACGCTGCCCAGCGTGGGCAGGAACGCCGCGAGCGTGTCGTTGAGGCCGGCCATGATGTTGCTGATCTGGCCAGCGCCACCACCGGACACGATGAACTGGGAGAACGCGACCGCCGCGGTGTTCAGGATGCCCGCGGTCGCGGTCAGGTTCGTCGTCAGGCTGGGCAGGATCGAGCCGGACAGGTTCGTCAGCTCGCCGGCGAGCCCGGCGAAGAGTTCCTGCTGCACGGAGTTCTGGAACGCGGACCACGCGGGCGTCAGCTCACCGACGACGCCGACCACCTGACGCGCGGCCGGCGCGAGCCCTTCCATGGCCGCCGTCAGCTTGTCCTGCGTCGCCGCCGAGATCTCGCCCGTGGCCGCGAGTTCCTGCTGCGCCGCCGACTGCGCGCTGATGGCATCGCTGACCCCCCGGGAACCCACCGACACAGCGAGCTGTGCCTGCCCTAGGGAGGCCATCACGCCACCAGCGGCCAGGGCTGCTACCGACGCCTGCCCGACGGCCCCAGCGACCGCCAGCGCGCCCGCAGCGACGCCGGCAAGCGACGGCCCGATGGGCACGAGCGCACCCACCAGACCCGACGCCACGGAGCCGAGACGGAGGAACGCTGACCCCTGACGGGTGATGGCGTCGGTCAGGGTGTTGCCGAGACCGCTGCTGAACCCGCTGCCGAAGCCACGACCGGATTCCTCACCGGCCGCGGCGAACCGGCCGCGAGCGTCCCGCAGCCGGCCGTCCGCGCCCCGCACGATGCCATCGCCCAGGTCGGTGCCGAGACGTTGCCCCGCCCCGCTGACGTCGACGCCATCGATGGCCTGACGAATCGGCCTATCGATGTCGATGTCGGCGTCACCGCTGATGTCCAGCAGCACCGGAACCCGGATGGCCACGGCTACACCTCACCCTCGTTGAACGCCTCGCCGTTGCCGAACTCGCCGGCCATGACGTTCGGGTCCCACGACGTGCCAGCCGTGTCGCCTCGATACCCCTTCGGGGGGATCTCGAACTTGCCGCGCGTTTTCATCTGTTCGGCCTCGTTCTTTCCTTCAAGTAGCCAGAAGAAGATCAGGTCGCATAGCTCGCGGCCGTCTAGTTCTCCGAGTCGGATTCCTGACGCGATGGCGCGGCCGTTGACGGCTTCTTCCACGGCTGCCGCGATGCACCGTTGGAAGATGTAGTAGGGCGCCCCGTGTTCGCCTTCTGAAGTTCCATGAACAGCCACTGCATGTGCTCGTCATCGAGGATGTCGTCGTCGTCGTCCATGCGTTCGACGATGTGCGCCCACGCCTCCGGACCGAAGCCCTTCTTCATCCAGTCCGTCTGAGCGCGTCCCGATTCCTTGACCGCCTGCACGTCGGTCAGGTTCGGCAGGGTGCGCTGCATCTTCAGCAGCCGTCCCATGCGCGGGTAGGCGAAGTCGTACGGCCCTTCGCCGTCGGGCTCGCCATCGGGACCAGGCAGCCACACCTCTTCGGTGGCACCCTCCATCCCCCCCATGCCTTCCATGCGTGCATTTGCATCGACTCTGATCGCCATGTGTTTCAGCCTCCTGTGATCATCGGATGGTGGTGTCGACGTCGACTTCCGACGTCGACACACGGGACATCTCCGCTTCCAGCAAGGGCCGCAAGCCCTTGTAGTTGCGGACGAACCTGACGGGGTGGCGCGCACCGGGCCACCACATGAACCTCTTGCCCCAGCGCGAGAACCCCTGCGCATCACGAGACGCCGGGATCACCCCGGGGTTTCCGTGCTGGGAAACGATGGTGGCCTGCCCGTAGCCCGACTCGACCGTCATCGCGTTCGCCGCCTCGACGCCGGCGGGGTGGTCCTGGATTCGTTTCCGGACACGCCGAATGGTCGCCTCGCCTACAGCGCGGGCGACCTCTTCGCGGATCTGGCGGCGCGCGTCTGCATCGCCGGTGGTGGGACCGCTACGCCGTACGTTCGCCCGGATCGGCACTGGTGACCATGTCCTCGGTCACCGGCTCATCTTCCGGTGTTGCCGGTCGTCCACCCTGAAGGGCAGGCCGGGACATGCGGTCAGATTCAAACTTCGCGTCGACGGCGTCGCGGATGTCGTTGCGGCCCATGTCGTCGAAGATCTCGACGCCTTGCACGCGTGCATACTCCGCCCAGACTTCGCGGGCTGCGTTGCCCTTCGGGCGCACCGGGTAGCCCAGCGGGACGGCGGGTGGCGCTGTCGGCTCGTCTTCCTCGAAGACCTCCGCAGGGTCGATCACGGGACCGTGCTCCGGGTCCGCGAGATCGACGACGGGTGCTGTCGGCTCGTCGACGACGACGGCGTCAGGCTTCGCACCGTCAAGCTGCGGCGCCTCCGCCGTCACCACGGTCACGGCGCTCACGGGGCGGCGCCCCTTCGCGGTGGGGTTCGGTGCGCTCTGCGCGGGTGCGTGCGTCGCCTGGCTTCGGGCGACCATCGCGAGCCCGACACGGCGCGGCACCGAACGGATTTCGCCGCCCGGCATACGGACGGCCATGCGATCAGCAGCAGACATCGAACCTCCCCGTGATTGTCCAGAACCCGCCACCACAACCGCCCCCCACCACGGGGGTCCAAGTCGTCACGACCATAGCAGCGTCCCTCAGGCGCTGAATCTTAGGCGCGCAGCACCTGATTGCGCGGAAGATCCCGTCAGCGTCGACGGCCTGCCGTGCGGCATCCGCCTGCACCGCGTCGACCGACGGGAAGTCCATGTCATCGCCGGGCTTCGCCATGCAGCGCACGGCGCCCACCTGCGCCGACCACACCCACGCGTCGCACCCGGTGCCGGTGTTCGACGGGTGCGGTGCGAGGCCCGTGATGGCGGCGTAGAGCTGCCCGTCAGAACCGTCCGTGCAGTCGTCTACCTCGCACGAGTCGAACGGCACTTCAGGCCCCGGGTACACGGCGACGCGGCAGAACGGGTCGAGCACGCACGACGCGTCGACGTCGCTGCCTTCCGACTCGTCGTGTGTCATGATCTCCAGCAGATCCGACAGCAGTTCGAGCACGCCGACCACCGGGGCGGCGCTCACCAGGAACCCGCCGAACCCATGCAGTCGTTCCCCGGGCGCGGCCAGGTGAGTTCCGTCTGCTGCACCAGCTCCGGGCTGATGATCGACGGCGTAGCGGCGCCGACGTAGCGCGCCTGCTCGATCCACGCGTCGATTTCCCAGATGCCGGTGCGGAGGTTCACCAGGTTCTCGAACCGGTCGTTGAACCCGATGGTCACCCCCTGCCGGGTGATCGTCTGGATACGACGCGGCAGCCGGCAGTCGTCCTTCCGCATGCACGCCTTCAGGAACTCGCACATCAGGATGCCCGTGATCAGCTCGACGCCGTCGGGCGGGCACTTCCCTTCCAGCACGGTGATGGACCACGTCCCGGGGCCGTCGATCTTCCCCAGCTCTTGGCAGATGGGCCACCGCCCGCCGTCGGTCCGTACGATGCGCTCGCTGTCGTACACCGCGACCATCCCGCACGGGTCGTAGTCGACGCCGTCGAGCCGGACGTTGAGCACCTGCGACACGCCGGGCAGGTAGACCTCGCTGACCTCCGTGCACTGGCACCCGCTCTTGCACCGCCCGCAGGACACGTTCACCCAGTCGAGGGAGTTCGCGAGCCGGTACGGGCGCGTCACGCCGGCGCCGGAGTACCCACCGCAGCAGTTCGCGGCCGGCGCGCAGTTCTCGCGGCACGGCCGGTAGGTCCGCGGGCATCCGCCGTAGATCCTCCCTGTTGCCCTGTGCAGGTAGTTCGCGGCCCACCGCTCCGCCATCCTCACCAGCGCCGGTTCCATGCCCTCGATGTCGAGGTTGCAGCAGTCGTCGCACACGTACGGCGCCGGCCAGCACGCGTCATCACACGACACGAACCGGCCTGGCGAGTCATCTCCGGGTGATCCCGGTGACGGTTCACTCAATGCGCGCACCTCCCTCGACGTGAGTGGTGCGACCCCCGGGAAGGCTGTCCAGGGGCCGCACCACGATCAGACGCAACCGTCACGCCGGCACGAGGCAGGGGTCAGGCAGCGAGATGTCCGACAGCCCGACGTACCCGTACTCCGCCGTCGGCGGCAGGCAGTCCTGACACGTCGAGATGTACGACGGCGGCGGGACGTCGGTGGCCATCTTCCGCATGATGGCCCCGGGCCGCATCGGGTCGACCAGCCGCCCGTCGACGCTCTGCTGAACGTCGTTGTACGGCCCACGGCCCCACGCGTGAGCACCCTTCGCGAAACCGGCCAGGGTGATCGACCAGATGGTGTCCGACCCACCCCACTCGATCTCTCCGTCCAGCTGCCAGTTCTCGATGCACGGGAACAGCGCGTACCCGTACCGGGCGCCGGCGCCGCAGTCGATGCCGGCCACGCCGGTCCACATCTCCAGCGCCACCTGGTTCGTGTTGATGCCGTCCATGACGTCGATACCGACGGCGTTGCACGCCTGGTCCATGACGATGGGCCACCCGGTCAGCTTGCTGATGAACCACGGGTCCACCTGGCACAGCGTGATCGAGACGTTGAACCCTTCCAGAACGGACGGGTCCCGCTCGTTGATGCAGATGTCGCCGTTCGCCTTCCGTTCGAGGATCGATTCACCCTCGTCGACCTGGGCTTCGGCGCTGACCAGCGTGAACGAGTCCGTCACGGCGATGCTGCACGGGAGGCCGGCGGGCGACTCCGGGGAGTCCTCCGGGGGCGGGGGCGTGCAGCAGTCGTCGAGTTCGGTGACACGCAGAGACTGTGCCCGGAAGGGCTTGAAACACTGCTGTGGCATGCGCGTTCCTTTCTACGCGTCGAGGGGCTGGATAGGCGACGGAGGGTCCGTGACGTTGCTGCGCGAGCTGCACGCAGCGGGGATGCTCGACCCGACCGCGAACGTGGCGCACGGCGAGAACACCGCGAGCGCCGGCCGCTCGTCACGAGCGGTCGACGTGTTGTTCGCCCGGTCGATGTCACCGAGCGTCCGGCCCGGTGAGCGGACACCGGCCCACACCGACGCCGTCGCGTAGATGTACAGCTCGTCACCGGCAGCGGGGCCACCGGTCGTGTTCCAGGGCAGGCACGGGTCGCCAGGTGACTCGTCCGCCGGCGAGTCGAGCGGGGGCCGGCCGTCGAACCCGCCGTCGACGATGACCCGCGTACCCGTGATCGTGAAGAGACCGTCACCGGTGCGCACCAGGAACGGCCACATCTCCAACGCGAGCTGCGGGCCCACCAGGATCACGCCCCGCCGTCCGGCCGTGGTGTCCGCCATGGCCTGTTCCAGGCACCCGACGGCGCTGATGATGTCCGTGAACGCGGTACCGAGATCGACGGCATGCGTCTGCAACGACGGGTTCGACTGGTCACCCTGCGCGCGGGGGTTCGCGTCACGGCGAGCGGCCTCGCCGGTCAGCAGCTCCCGCGCGAGCGCATAGCCGGCCGTCGCGTCGAGACCTTCCCGCGCGACAGCGGCCACATCGATCCCACCGAACGTCGAGCACTCGACAGCCTGAATCAGCGAGACGGGCCGGAACGTCTCCGTGCCGGCCGTCTGCGCGTCCTTCAGGCCCGGGACGTCGCACGCCGGGCACTCGCCCATGACGGTAGGCGTGAGACACGCCGTGTCCTGGAACGAGATACCCCGCTCCCAGCCCTCCGGCAGCGGGCAGGATTCCGTGAGGAACCCGCCCGCTGGCGCGGAGTCACACCGGTCAAGCTCGACCGGGATGGGGATTGCCATTGCTCACCACCCTTCAGCGGTAGGGGTGGTGGGTCAGCCGACCAGGTCGAGCGCGGGGCTGTCGCTGGTGCACTGCACGTTGCCGCAGCCGCAGCCGGAGGCAACCGGGATCTCGAAGTAGTACGCCGAGCAGCCGCGGAAGCACGTCTTCTCGAAGCTCTCCGCGAATGCCTGGCGGTCGTTCGTGGCGTTCAGCATCGAGTCGTGAATGTCGGTGCCCAGGTCGAGCGTGCCGCCGTCGAGGAACACGAACGCGTCTTCCGGCTGGATGTACACGCCGGCGTCGGCCGGCGTCTCACCCGGCAGCAGGATGCGGTGCTGCTCGCCGTCGAACGTGCCGTCGTAGGTCCACACCGGGGTGACGCCGACGTCGTTGAGCCACGCGTTGATGGTGGCGTCTGCGAGCTGAAGCGCGGTGAAGTTGTTCGCCACGCCCAGGTTCGTAATGACCTGGTTACGCAGGTAGTCACGGATGTACGCGTCCGCGATGACCCGGTAGCGCCGGCTCATGTTGCGCTGCGCGGAGCGGTCCGCCGCGACGATGCTGTTGATGCCGGTGAGGAACGACGCGAGCGTGTTGCAGCCGTCGACCACGCCGAGGTTCACGCTGGCGGCGTGGATCTCCTCGATGATCTTCTGTTCTGCGACGCGGTCGAACTCCGCCATGAGCAGCGCGAGCGACGAAGCCCAGAACTCCGGGCTGAACTGCGCCTGGAAGTTGCCGACCGTGACACAGCGCACGACGGCGTCCGTGGCGCAGGTCAGCTCTTCGGGGCAGAGGATCGGCGGGCAGGGCTTCGTGGGCGAGACGCCGGGGGACTCCGGGGAGTCGGCGGCACACGCAGCCATGTCGTCTTCCAGGGTCCAGATGGACACGTTCTGGGACAGGTCACCGATGCTCATTGCCGGGGCAAAAGTGATCTTTCCCCTGGTCGCCTGGAACTGCGGCAGAGCGTCACGAATCGGACGCCCTTCCTCCGAGCACACGGGGTGGGTGTGGTCGACGTCGCCGGGGCCACAGAGCCCACACGCGGCGGCGAGAGGCGTCTGCTGCCCCTGCCCGGCGCCGAACCAGGACAGCATGCGCTGGTTGTTGAGATCGACGTTGAACCCGAGCTGCCGGGACTCGTCGAACTCGCGGTTCAGCCGGAACAGGTGACCCGGGTTGCCTGGGTTCATGATCTGCTTGGCGTGCGTCGAGAACAGCGCGCCCAGCTCTCCGAAGTCGCCGCGGTCAAGCTCGAAGTTCGACGCGACGCCGACACCCTTGTGCCGGATGCCGCGCTTCGCGACGGGGGCCGCCGCCTCCGGGACACGGTCCTTCGCCATAGCCTTGATGCGGGCCACGATGGACGAACCGGTAGATGCGGCCACGGGCTCCGCGACCTGCTCGCCGGTGGGTGCCGGCTCGCCGTCCTTCGGAGCGCCGGGCGCCGTCGAGTCGCCGCCCTTGGCGTCCGCTGCGGCTGCAGCGTCGGCTGCTGCCTGCGCGTCGTCGTCGTCGAAGATGCCGGTGCGCAGAGCCTTCAGCTCTTCGCGGGCCTTCGCGTCGTCCTCGTCGCGCTTGGCCAGTTCCTTCGCGATGGCCTGAACGCCGGCGTGCAGCTCCTTCGCCAGCTCGATGTCCGGCGTGTCGGCCTTCGTCGCAGCGTCAAGAGCGTCCTTCAGCTCTGCCTGCGCGGCCGTGAGATCTGCGGTGGTGGGCTTCTCGTCGCCGTCGAGCGCGGCGAGGATCTTGAGCGGATCGGGCTTAGCCATGTCTGTTCCTTTCGACAGGGCACGGAATGGTCACGTGGCCTGCCTGACAGACAGTCGCCTACCCGGATAGTAGCCCTTAGGCTCCCGGGTGTCCGGTACCCCGCGGGCATCTGGAGTCCCGCGGGGCGCCGGACGTCACTGCACCAGGGTCTCGACGTGCCGCACGAACGCGAGCTGGTCACGCTGGTACGCGATCGCCGCAGCGCGCTTCGACACGTCGGCGCTCGCGGCCTTCCACGCCTTCCGGTCAGTCATGAGCTGGTTGACGGTGCGCGTCCACCGGGGGATGTCACCGCGAGCCACGTAGATGCCGTGACCGCCCATGGCCTCCCTGATCCCGGGGTCGTTCGACGCGATCAGCGGGATCCCGGACACGGCCCCCTCGACGCCGACACGCCCGTACGACTCCGACCGTGACGGGAACACCTGGACCTTGCACTGCGCGTAGAACTCGCGCGGGTCCATGAACTCCGCCAGCTCGACGTTCGGCAGCCCCTTGAACAGGCTGACGCCGTTGCCGCGCCCGTCCTTCACCACCAGGAACCGGTGTTGCGGCAGCGACCGCGCGACCGCCGCGACGACGGCGCCGCCCTTCCACGGCGAGGACAGCGACAGCCCGACCTTGCTGCCGGGCTTCGTGCGGTACCGGTCCGGGTCGATGGGCGGGGGCACGACGATCTTGCGGTACCGGCTGCCCTTGTCGACGGCGGCGCACGCGTTCGACGGGTACCAGACCATGTCCGCTAGGCGCAGGCCCGGGTCGTTGGTCTGGTAGCTGTGCTGGAACATCAGCCGCTTCGCCTTGGCACGGTTGATGAGCCCCAGCGTTCCGGACGGTAGCCCGGAGTTGTACAGCACGACGTCGTATCGCGTGTCGGAACGGAACTGTCCCAATGGCTGGATGGTCAGCGGCGCGTCGACGGGCTGCACGAACCGGGGCGATGGCACGAACACGTCGACTTCGTGACCACGGCGCGCGAGCGGCGCCACCAGCTCGACAACAGTGGTGGCCCGCCCGCGCCCGTACGCGAACCCCTGCACGAAGACGGCGACTCTCACGAAGCGGTCTCCAGCACTGGCCACGCCGGGTGCACAACCATGTGCGCGGATACCAGCGTGTTCCGACCGTTGGTCTCGAACGTAGGAATCTGCTCGATGCTCACCGGCGCCCCTGCGGCCTGTGAGAGTGACCCCGGGTCGATGGTCGGGATGATGCTACCGGCCACCGCGAGACGCCCGTTGCCGTCCTCCCACGCACGCACCCGCGCGATCACGGTGGACGTGTCCTCATGGATCCGGCGCACGTCCGACGCCGTCATCCCGGCGTACAGGTCCGCATGTTTCCCGCTCGCCGTCAGGACGCCCGTGCGGATGACCTCGCCGGTGTCGAGCGTCGTGGTCCACGTGTGGAAGTTGGACAGCTTCGGGTCGGGGTCAGGCTGGTACCGCTCGCACCGGGTCATGTTCCCGTCGCGGAAGCACCCCTGCCCCGCGATGTGCCCGGTGATGCTGCCGTCAGGGTGGAACGTCAGCGGTTCCATGGCCTTGCCGCGCGGCTCCCACTTCTTGAAGTGCTCCGCGGGGAACACGACGGCCTGCGCGACGGTGGTCGCCGCCGCGGCGATGGGCTTGTCTGTCACCACGACGCCGTCGGGCGCCGTCAGCACCGTCGGGCAGGTGTCGCAGCCACTGTCGCCACGTAGGCGCGCGCCGACGCGCTGTGCGAGCTTCAGCGCGCCATACCTCGTCAGGGGATCCATCAGTCGTCGTCCTTTCCCGGGTCACCGACCGGGGGAGCCCCCGTGTCGTCCTTCGCGGCCGGCGGGTCCTCCGACGCGACCACCGCAGCGGATCGCGCCTCGTCGAGCCCCTGCCGGATCTTCGACAGCTTGAAGTTCGCCAGTGCATCGTTCACGTCGTCACCCTCCGCCGGTTGGTTGAAGCTGGGAGTACCCCGTGCGGACGCGCACCAGCTCCGCCGGCACCGCGATGCACTCACACCCAGCATGATCCCCGGGGAACGCGAGGTACCCGCCGGCGAACACCGGGATCTGGTCGACCAGCGCGTCTTTCAGGGACAGGTGCACCGGGTGCGGGTTCAGCCCTTCGTACAGGTGCAGCCACCGGTACCGGGTGCTGCCGTCCGGGCCTGTCTCCGGAACAAGCCCATGGTCACGCCGGATCACTGCCATCGTCGTCGCCGCCAGCGCTATCCCGCTGACGGCCCCCCCAAAATCCGACGCCTCACCTCCGCCCGCGATGGTCGCGATCTGCCGGGCGGCCATGCTCGCTTCCGCGATGCCCGTGCCGCCCCCGCGTATCGCCGCGACGGTCGCCACCACCGCGGCAAGGAACGCCTCACCGGCGCCGATCACCCGCGGATCCTCCGCCGTCGACGTCGAAATGTCGACACCCATGGCCCGGACACGGCCCTGCGCCCGAGTGATGATCCGCAGCACCCGCACGAGAGCTTCCTGCACGGTCTGGTTCAGCGTCGCGTCGGCGTTCGGGATCTCACCGGCGTAGGTGCGCGCTACCTCGATGTTCGACATGTCGCGGGGCGGTGCTTCCCCTGGCCTGCCCTGCAACAGTGACCGCACCCGGGCACCGAGCTTTTCGAGCACCCGGTCAGCGATGTCCTGCACGAGATCCGTGAACGACGCGTACGCCTGCTCGTCGATCTCCGCGAGGCGCCGGCCGTCGATGTCGACACCCTGCGCGCCGACCGCCGCGGCGGTGGGCGTCGTTGACTGCGTGATCTGCCGCTGCTCCGACGCCTCGATGACTGGTTCGCCCACCGCTTCCTGTTCCTGCTGCGGGCCGGCCTCGATCTGCTGCCGCCCAGGGCCGGCCTCTGTGTCCGGCGCTCCGAGCTGTTCGCGCGCCCACTCGTCGGAGATGAGTCCCGCTTCCCACGCGGCGAGTACGTCAGCGATCGCCGGACGCCGCTTCAGCAGCGGGGACGGGTCCGGGGTGATCTCGATGGCGTCGACGTCGGCGCCGGTGAGCATCGCGATCGCCGCAGCCATGGCCTGCCCGATGGGCGCGGCCAGCGGCTCGACGTGCCCCAGCCAGTTGTCCTCTTGCGACGCCCAGGCGGTCCAGTGGGTGGAGTCTTCCAGGCCCAGCAGCAGCGACGGCGTGATGTCGAGCCCGACGGCGAGCTGCCTGATCAGCCGGTCGACGCGCTCGTGTAGACGCTCGTCAATGGGGCCGGTGAAGTCGAGTGTCTTCCACCCGTCGATGTACTGGTACGGCCACGCAATGAGGTTCGGCACCGCGACCGACCCGGACTTTTCGTCGGTCAGCGGGTCCGTCATGACCTTCGCTATCTTCCGCTCGAACTCCGCCGGGTTCGGGCCGGCGCCTTCCTTCGGGTAGATGACGGTCATGAGCTGCGCGGTGCGGTTTCTCGCCGTGGCGCGAGCCTGCGCGCGCGTCAGGATGAGTTCGGTGGCGATGTCCTTCACCGCCATCACGGGGGAGTCAGCACGCTCGTCTAGCGCCGGGTCCTCGACGACCACCTGAACGACGGCGTTCGCGGCCTCCGCGACCTTCTTCTGATCGTGGGGGAGCGGCGAGCGGATGATGCGCCACCGGGGCTTACCTCGCTGCGACGTCGGCGTGCGGATCAGGTAGAACTGCCCCGCCACCTGAAGATGGATCGCGCCGTATGTTGCGATGCCCCGCAGGTCGCTGCCGAACGCCTGCCGCATGACCTCTTCGGAGTCGTCAACTTCGGTGCCATCGATGCTGATGCGCCAGTCGAGGCGTCCGACGAGCCGGGCCTGCTGGTTCACTGCGTAGTGGATCTCCGGGACACACCGGTACAGGTGCCACAGGTCCGTGTCGATCAGGCTCGTCTGCGCGTGGTTCGGGATGCGGTCGAACGAGCGGACCGTTGCCGCCGTGATCGGCTCGTCAGCGTTTCGGAACAGTCCCATGACGTGCCTTACGCGTCCGCTGCCGAAGCGTTGCCAATGTCGATGAGCTTGGCCCGGGTGTGGATGCCCCACGAGTTCCCGCACCCACAGCCGGACCAGGAGAACGGCCCCCAGTTGCCGCGCTTCGCGGCGGTCTGCACCGGCTCGCCGGCCGGACGCGGGTACCTGGTGACCTTGTCGAGCTTCTTCCCCTTGTTCCGGGAGGACGCGATGTAGATGAACTCGTCAGTGATGACCATGCGTGCGAAGCGGTCGTACGTGCCCCGGGGTCCGATGCTGCTGCGGACGTCGACGGGGTACAGGTCCGCCGGCGTCCGGAGCGGGGTGGGTTCGGGACGAAGAGGCTTGCGGCGTGGGACGTCGCGAGAGTATGCGGGCCGGCGGGTTCCGATGGGCGTTGAGCGCATGTCGCGATGGTATGACCATCCGTATGCATAGTTATGGAACCCGGACAGCACGGAGCCCCAGCAACCGTGTCTGGTGTCCGGTTGCTGGGGCTCTGTGCTGTGGAATCGCCGTGAGCGACGCGAACGACGATAGCCCGAATTAGCCGCGCTCGTGCGCCGCGAGCACGTCGGCGTGTCGCGCGCCGCGAGCTGACTTTTCCCCGATGCGCTGCGTCGAGACGGTGACGCCGGCGTCGGACAGGCGCCGGGACACGTAGGCGCCGTCGACGACGTCGGCGGGATACTCGTCGCCGTCGTGCGCGACGAGCGCATCAGCCAGCACCCGCGACCAGGCGTTCACGACAGGCTTCCCGTCGACGACGGGCCACACCGCCAGCACGTCACCCAGGAACGACCGCGTGCCGCCGTCGTGCGGGTCCGGAGCGTCGGTACCGGCAGCCATGCCCGTCAGCGTCCCAGCAGAACGCCGCAGGGCAGCAGCCTCCGTCACGATGCGCTCTACCTCCGGAAGGTCGACCTTCGCCATCCGCGCGCGCACCATGCGCCCACCGGCCGTGCCGACGTACGCGACACCAGGTGTCTCGATGTCGACAGCGCGGTACCCGCGGCCGTGCGCGTCCGACCCGAGGATCAGGTTGGCGTCAGCGATGTTCGTGACGCCGTGCCCGAACCGGTGGGTGAGCTGGTCGAGGATGCCCGACGGGATCGCGCCTTCCTTCGTGCCCTGCGTGACCAGACGCACCACGATGCCGACGGCGCGCGCCGTGCGCACGACGTCCTGCACGCGCTCCGCGATGACGTCTCCGCCGGGCGCCGTGAACGCGCGCTGCGCCTCGTTGACGACGAGCACGATGGGCGGCATGTCGTAGTCGCGGGCGACCTGTGGTGTCAGCTTCCCCTCAGGGGTAAGCGACGCCGGCAGGTTCTCCAGGATGCGGCCACGCCGCGCGATCTCCGACTGAAGCCACGCCAGGTCATCCGCGAGCGCCGCGACGTCCGCGCGGCTGGTGCCCGAACGCAGCGTGTGCGCGACGGGCTTGAACCCCCGGTAGTCGCCACCGCCCTTCAGGTTGTGAATCAGCATGATCGCCGTGGGGTCGCATGCAGCTGCCATGAGCAGCAGCCGCACGGTGTACGTCTTGCCGGACCCGGTGCCGCCACCGACGAGCCCGTGTACCTCCGCCAGGGGAGCGTGCACGACGTTGCCCTGCGCGTCGACGCCGACGGGCACCGGGTCGAAGAACGACCGGGGTGCGACCTTCGCCAGTGGCCACCGGGGGGGCTTGCGCTCCGACATCAGCGTGTGGGCAATGAACAGCTCGAACCGGACGGGCGAGATCTCCGGGCGCGCCTCGATGACGACGCACTCTGCGGGGCGCCCCAGCGCGCCGGCCAGCTCGTCATGCTTCTTGATCAGGCGCGAGACGGGCACGCCGGGGGGCAGGTCGATGACCATACGCTCGCCGCCCTTGACCGGGGTGGCGGAGATGATCAGCGGCCCCTGCGTGCCGCCGTTGGGCATGGTGATTGCGCCGAACCCCGCGAGTTCGAGCGCTTCGGTGACGAACGGGCGCGACAGCGGGGGCCGCTTGCCCTTCGCGGTGACGTGCCGCGCAGCGGCCTGCGCCTCCGGGCGGCGCGTGAGGGTGCGCTGTCCGACGGCGTGCATGGTGACGTACGTGGCGCCCAGGGTGATCGCCGGGACGATGCCCCACTGCCCCAACTCGATCCACCCCCACGTGGCGAACAGGGGGGCGCTCGCGAGCACGCCGCGGGCCAGGGTGCCACCGGCGTACGCGCGGCGGATCTCCGACCGGGCACTGAGGGTGGGCGCGGCCTTGATCTCGGCGGAGCGCATCACGGCGTCGTCTGCGGCGAACACCCACCGCACGCAGCGACGCACGGTCTCACCGGTTCCACGCAGCGCGTACCAGGGGGAGCGCACCAGGTGGCCACCAGCACGCGCGAGCGGCGCGCCGACACGCGTGCGCATCCACGGGCCTACCTCGCGGCGCTCGCGGCTGACGGTGGCCTCGACCACGGTTCCGTCGTCGATGTCGTCCGCCTCGTCGTCGGGGCATGCCTCGTCGTCGGGGCGTGCGGGCTTCGACATGGACAGGTGATCCCAGGGGATGAGCCCCAGACCGTCACCGGCGTCGATGTAGGGGTTGCCGTCGGCATCGAGGGTGACGAAGACGTCATCCATGGCGAGGCCGTCGGCGTACTTGTCGAGACCAATCTCATCCGGCTCGTCGGTGGTCATATCCGCCTCTCTGGGGAGGCAGACGGTAGGTTTGTACCGCCTGCACGTGTCGCGTGGGGCATTGGCTGCGTCCCCCGTGTCGGCATGGGGGACGTGGCCTACTTCGTTCCGTGGGTGATGCGTCGGACCTGCGCCGGTGAGAGGCCGGTCCACCGGGAGATGGCCCGGTCGGGGATCTCGTCGGCGCTCGCTGCCTTGATGGCGGTGTTGCGTGCCTCGATCAGTGCCTTTCGGGTCTTCGTATGCTCCGCCAGCTCTTCGGCTGCGGCGGTAACCGTCTCGCGGTGTCCCTTGTTCGGTTCCATGGTCGCCATGGTCGCATATCAACCTGCGACGAAGCAAAACCTTACGGGCGCGAATGCACCCCCCTTGCGCAACGACGGGGCTGAACCTTACCGTGGACCACCGACACGCGACACGGAGGAACCATGCCGACCGAACCACCCTGCCCGGACTGCGAGTTCGAGGCCGTGCGCACCGACGCCGGCGCCTTCGTACGCTGGGCGCTGTACGAGCCATGCGGCACGCACTATGACCCGCAGCGTCACGCGCACCTGACCACGGCGCGACGCTGACCACCCACGCGACCCGACCTGGAAGGCACCCCGCCATGGACCACCACCGCAAGATCGGCAACTGGCTGCTCGTCGCGGCCTCGTGTGCCTTCATCGGCGCCGTGACGGCCGGATACGGCGCCGACGTGTTCGACGGCGTCCGGGCTGCGGCCACGGAACTCGTCTGGTTCACGCGGGTCGCGACCACCGACGCGAAAGAACTGGTGTGGGTCGCCGCGCAGTGAAGCGCCGCCGCAAGTGGTCACCGGCCGGCAATGGCCCCGTCGCGGTGCTGCTCTGGTGGGGATGGAACGTCATCTGGTTCGCCGGGTGCATCGCCGCCACCATCTACCTCGCGCGGATCCTGGTGGGCATGCTGTACGTCGTGTTCGTGCTGGGCGTGGGGTGGCCATGAGCCCCGAAGCGTGGGATGAGTTCTGGCGCGTCACGTTCGAGCTGGTGGGGGACTGGCTGCGGTTCGGCATACCGGCGGCATGGTTGGGATGGCACCTGCGCGGTCGGCACGAGCGCAAGCACGAGCGCACGCCGTGATCCGCTACTTCTGACATAACGGCGATTAACGGCGAAACGGGGACGAATGTCTAGGACCGTACCAGCCATCTACATCTGCGGCGGAGACGAGACGCCTGGCGCTCGCAGCACCGACTGCCCCAACGCCGTGCACGACCACCCGCTGCCCCATGGTTACGTCGACGCCTCGACCGTCGCGATGCGGCGACTGAACACCGGGTGGCGCAACCCGATGTGCGACACGTGCGGCACCCACGGATGGGTGCCCCCTACGGAAAGAGAGACGCGATGACGTTCACGATTGTCGGTTGGTACGACATCGAGGGGAACTACTACATCGTCCGGGTTCGCACCCTGACGGCACCCGTCATCGAGCACCCGGAGATGGACGGTGTCTACCGGCGCGCCATCGAAGAGTTCATGCCCAACGAGTACGGGGTTGACCCGGACTCGGCGTCGTTCACGCGCGTCGACGTCCCCGAAGACGACGAGAACATCCCGGAGGCAGAGCGGGGCTACACCTACTACGCGATGCACTCATGACCGCGCGGTTCACGCTCTGGTGCAACACCGACGACGACGGCGGCCCGGACCTACGGCACGCCGTCGACGGCGTCGAGCTGGTCGACGCCGAGAGCTGGTCCACGTGGCTCGATGAGCACCGCCACCATGACCTGTCGCTCGTTGTCGAGAACCTGACGGGCCTGCCGTTCTTCCAGGCAAACCGGGCACCGATCACGTTCAAGGTCCGGACCGAAGACGACATCCAGGCGGCGTGTGCGTGGTCGAACTACCGCAGCGCGTACGGCGTGCACGCCGACCGGACGGTGCGCGAGCGCGAGCACGCCGGTTTCCTCGCCGGGTGGGCAGCCGCGCGCGGCACGCTCGACGTGGACAGGGTGCAGCGATGACGGCCGCGGAGCGCGAGCGCGCCGAAGAGCTGGCGCACGGTGGCCTGGCGTCGCGAGACGGCGACCGGGTCACTCTGGGCGACGGTGTGCAGTGGTGGCTGAACGGCGCATCGTGGGCGCGTCACGAGGCTGATGGGCTGATCGTCCGGGACCAAGCCCGGGTCGCGTTCACGCAGTCAGCTCTGAGACAGCGCCTACAGGCGTGACGAGAGCCCCTACCGTTCAGGCGGTAGGGGCTCTCGTTTGCCCCGTGATGAGACGGCCCGGGGCTGGCCCGCCCCAGCGTCCGCGCGGACGATCAACGACGTGTCTTCCGTGCGGAACCTCTACGGCGACGCTATCAGGGTGCCTACGATCTCCCCATGGCTGATGACCCACGGACAGCGGCAACGCTCTCGACGGAGCGCCTGAAGAACTACTGGAAGACGGGCGCCGGCGGCGCGCGCATCAAGTGGGGCACCGATGGTGACCTGACGCGGTGCCACCGGCTCGTGACGAAAGAGGCCGGCGCGGACGCGGCCACGTTCGACGTGTGGGGCTACTGCCAGAACCTGCACAAGGAACTCTTCGGCGTGCCGAACCCCGAAGACTAGGGGTGCTTATATTCCGCCGAATTCACCGCCTGACCTGCGGCGGAATAGAACGCGAATAGTCCAGGCCCCGAATTTAACCGGCTCACCAGCCGCCCAGCCGCGGGCGCTCCGTCCATACGTCGATGGGGCCGACGTCGGACTCTCGCATCCGGGTCAGGGCCTGCGACGTCGAGTCAACAATGTCGTCGTGCTCCCCCGTGGGGAACGCTGACAGCTCCGTGACGAAGTCGTCGACGAACCCGCGGCCCTCTGGCAGCTCGACCTGCCTCGCCTCGACGAGCGGGGCCACCGACTGCGCACGCACGATCTTCGACCCGTTCGCGGCCCGCACGGGCACGGCAACGATGCCGTCGAGGGTGCGGCGTAGCGTCGAGATCGCAGCGGCGCCGTTGGCCGCTTCCTCGACCAGGTGCGCCGTCGCGTTCGGGAAGCGCCCGATGAACGACGTCATCCGGTCGAGCTGCACGGTGAACGGGCCACGGAAGCGGATCATGTCGAGCAGGAAGTACCGGTTGCCGGTGCGTTGCCAGGCGGTTCCGACGCACCAGTCCCCCGTTTCTTCGCCGCCGGTGCCGAACGTCAGGTCCCAGCTCGTGAGGATCTGGTCAGCCTCCGGGAGCGTGCCAGGCGTGTAGTACGCCCACCAGGCGAGCTTGAAGATCGTGCCGTCGAGATCGCCGGGGTGCTGCTGGTAGAGCGCGTTGAACACCGCGGTGCCGACGCTGCGTTTCGTCTTCGCCCAGCGGGCCAGGGCCTGTTCAGTGGTCTCGTGCGCCTGCACGGACAGCAGCGGCTCACCGACCTCGCGGCCTAGCGCGTCACCAGCCTCCGCGATCGCGGGGAAGACGATGGTGCGCCACTCGTCTTCGTCCTTCCCGGACAGCAGCCGGCCGTTCAGGTCGTCTTCGTGCCACCTGGTGGCGATCGAGAGGACGATGCTCCCGGGCCGCATGCGGGGCTTGATGGCTGACTGCCACATCGACCACACCTTGTCGCGCATCGTCTTGCTGTATGCGTCCGACATGTGCTTGATCGGGTCGTCGATGATCGCGACGCGCAGGCGCCGGCCGGACACGTTGCCGGTCAGGCCGCGCGCGAGGATTCCGCCCTTCCCGCCGACCGACCACGCCTTGACGCCGCCGATGCTCTTCGTCGAGCCACGCTGGTCGTACTGCATCTTGACGTCATTGCTGAACTTTTCCGCCAGGGATGCTTCCGCCGAGATGAGGCCGATTTCCCAGGTCGGGCGGTTCAGGGTCAGCCACAGCGGAAAGATGACGGACGCGATCTGCGACTTTCCGGAGCCCGGGGGCATGCTGATGATGATGTTGGTGTCGAGGCCCTGGTCAGCACGCTCGACGGCGCGGCCTAGTGCGGCCATCAGGGCATCGGTGTGGGGGCGCTCGATGTACGTGCGCCCGACGACGTCGCGCGCGAGATCTCCGAGGCCCATGGCTGCCTGCCGGCATGCTTCCAGGCGCTTGACGAGCGCGACGCGTTCCATGGGCGCGGAGTCGGCGTAGAGCCGGCGCACCTCGTCGTCGGTGAGCCCGCAGAGGACGTCAGTCTGCGGGGGCGCCGGCGTCAGTGTCGTCATCGTCGTCGTCCCGCTTCGCTGTGGCGCGCTCCGCCAGGATGGCGTTCAGCTTTTCGTCGAGGTTCGCGTTGGCGCCTTGCAGGGTGATTGCCTGTCCGGGGACGTGCCCGGTGCGGTCGAGGATGCTGTTGGCCGCACGGACGCGGTCAGCCGCTTTCTCTTCCTCGTTGCTGACGATCTCGCCTAGGGCTCGCATGGCGGCCTGCACGTAGTCGAAGAGGCTCACGGTGGCGTGCTCGATGCGGCGCTGTGGGTGCTCGACGTGCCGGCCGCAGTAGTTCCCCACGGTGGCGACGTTCGTGCACTGGGCGCGCGCGTGCTGCCCGCCGTCGGTGATGTGCAGGCACTGGTGGTCGGCAGGGTCGGGCAGCTCGTCGAGCGGGTCGCCATCAGCCATTCGGATTCACCCCATTTGTCACCAGCGGTGTAGCCGCTCGTCTGCGCTTGCTACGAGTCCGGTGACCGCGCTCGCGGCCCACATCATGATCAACGCGTCGACGGTGCTGTATGCGTCCGTGAGCCACCACACGCCCCACGTGAGGGCGGTGGCTATCCAGAACCCCAGGCACCAGGGGCACGACACGAGCGTGTCGAACCACTGCGCCACGGGGTGCGTCGACGCGCGTAGCCGGCCGTGGAAGGGCTCCGTGATGCTGTCGACGGCGGCGAGCCGCCAGAGCCGGAACGCCGCTACGCCGTTGAGCAGTGTCCACGTCGCGAGGCCGCTGGCGCCGGGGCCGATGACGTCCCAGACGACGACGACGATGAGCACCGCGACGGCGAGCGCGTCGAGCGTGCGGTTGAACCATGGGCTGGTGATCAGCCGTTGCAGCCGGTCGAGGGTGGTCATCGGCGCCTTCCTGCGGTGTTGGTGACGCGAGCTGGTGCCGGCGCCGGCTGTTCGGGGACGATGCGGTTGCCGTTGGGGGTCTTCAGCACGCGGTACCGCATGCGGCGCTTGCTCATGCTGTAGCGCGCGTCGCTCGCCTTCGGGTTCTGCGTGCGCGCGTGATCCGGCACCCCGGGGATCTCCCACGGGCTGTGCCCGGTCAGGCCGGCCTTTCGTAGGTAGGGCTCGATGGCGGAGACGAACGTGTTTTCGTGCGACGACAGCCACGTGGTGCGTGCTGGCACGGTGTTCGCGGCGTAGTACTTCGGGTCACGGAGCTGTGTCCCGCCCAGACGGGCGAAGTTCCCGTAGAGGGTGCGGACCTGGGGCGCGGCGATGCGCATGGCCTCCGCGACGGTCAGCGCGCGGCGCATGTGCCGCTTGTGCACGAGCAACGGGGTGTGGATGTCGTAGTTGTACAGCACCGTCCCGGGCATCAGGCGCTTCAGCTTCGCGTCGGTCTGGCGGAGCCCTTCGGCCCACTTGCTGTGCCAGGCGGCGAACATCGGGATCACCTGGTCGTTCCGGCCGCGGTGGATCGGGGGCAGCTCGTCGAGCGGGTGCATCAGGTAGAAGTCGTCGTTCCACATGATCCACGGGTCGGACACCTCGACGCTCTCGCACGCCCATCGGTAGTGCGCGCGGGTGGTGCGGTACTTCGGCGTCAGGGTGGGGCGCTTCACGGCGGTCAGGCGGGGGTGGTCGAGCCGCAGCCATGCCGGCCAGGATCCGACGATCCAGATGTGGTGATAGGGCAGGTTCCTCTCGATGGACCGCAGCGCGTAGCGAAGCTCGCGGTTGTCGCCGGGTCGGCATGGCAGAACGACGTCCGGTGCGTCGGCGCGGTACGGCATTGGTCCCCCTGTGTCCGGGTCGATGTGTTTGCATCGTAGGCGCGCGTGGGGGCTGTGGCGTGGATCTTCACGGTTCGACGTGACGAGAACATTGCCGAACATGTTTGCGCCGGTGAGGGTGCATATGTCAACATGGGGGATCAGTCGTCCGGAGCCGAGACCGGACCAGATAAGGGGATGCAACCGTGATCTACAGCGCAGGGGCCGGCCTAGCCGCTCTCGTGTTCTTCGTCATGATGATCAAGAAGAGGCGCACCAGCGGCATGTGGGCCTTCGCGCTGGTCGCGTGCTCGTTCATCATCGGGACGGCGCCCATCATCAGCGGGCTACTGCCGGGGCTGATCAACTGGCTCGCTAACCTGGTGTCGCAGTTCTTCTTCAACCAGTCCATCGAGACGGGTGGCGTGTACTCCGGCGCCGTCATCGTCATCTGCGTCGGGCTGCTCGCGTGGTGGCTGCACGACGGGCACGTCAGCAACGGCGAGAAGTGGGGCATGGTGATCTGCTCGTTCGTCGTCGGCTCGACGCCGCTGGTGACGTCCTGGTTCCCCACCGCGATCAACCAGGTGTGGTCCATGATCCCTGTATGATCGGTCCCGCCTACACCGGCACCGCACGATCCATCCGGAGAGCCCCCCGCTACACCTGCGGGGGGCTCTCTGGCGTTCAGGGGCTGGTATGGCGTACGGGCGGCTGCTCGACGACGCCCAGGATGGCCGAACGAACGCTGTCTTCCAGGTGGGGCACGTGGGTGTCTTCCTCGACCAGCTCGCGCGGTACGGACACCCTGCCACGAGCCCGGATGACCTGCGGGCCGTCGACGTCGACGACTTCCGACGGCTCGTCGACGATGTCGTCAGTGTCGACAACTTCCGCGGGCTCGTCGTAGTCGGGCATCGTCGAGCTGGTGCGCACGCCGGCCTGCTGCGCGAACGGCAGGCGCGCCTCTGGTCCGCTCCCCCGCGGGCCGAACTGCTGCACTGCCTCCCCCAGCCTGGCAGCGAAGTCCGCCGGTGCCGGAACGGGCAGCGGGGGCGACGGCGGGATGCCTTGCTTCTGAACGTCCGGTCCGTCGAACCGGGGCACCTCGCCGGGGTTGGTGCCGGTCCTGATCCGCTCGCGCGTCGGTTCGTCGAGCATGGTGATACGCAGCTCGCCGGCGTCGTGGCCGGCGAGCGCCATGAGTACGCGCCTGTCTTCGGCGGTGAGCTGGGCGGTGTCGAGATCGATGGTGAGCCGCATGGGGTTCCTCTCTGGTTGGGGCATGACTGCGCCCCCCTGGGAGTGGGTACCAGGGGGGCGCGGGGTTGACGTTACAGGGAGGCGCGGACCTGGTCGCGGAGGCGCCGGCCGCGCGGGTCGTCCGAGAACAGGGTTGCCAGGATCTCGGCGTCGGAAGCGGCGAACCCGTCGGCCAGGCTGACGCGCGGGTCGCGGTCAGAGCTGGTGAAGGTGTCGTCGGCTGCCCGGAGCATCTGCCAGTCCGGGGTGGGGTCGGGGCGGTCGCGCAGACGTGCGGCCTCGACGCGGCAGAGCGCGCAGATCGGCTCACCGAGAGACGTGGTGCGGTCGGTGCGCTCTCCGTGCGGGCAGGGCTGGTTGGTCTGGATGGTTGTTGCCTGGCTCATAAGGATCACCTCCGGGCTCCGTCGCTTTCGTCGGTCGGTGTGTCTGGTCGGTCCCATTATCACGCCAGGTGGCCGAATTGACCACCCCATACCCCGGATGGGTATGTCAGGGGGTCTTGGCTGCGTCCCCCATCCATGAGGCGAACAGAGCGGTGACGAAGCGTTCGAGGGTGAGCGGGACGCGGCCGGTGATGTTGTAGATGACCTTGTCGTCGACGGGCTTGCCCCGGAAGTGGCGGATCATCGCCTGCGTCAGCGAACGGTCGATGATGTTCGCCATGCGCAGTTCGCGCGCCTTCGGGTGGTGTTCCAGGCGGTGCCGCTTCTGGAAGTCGTCGAGGGTGACCTTCTGGGCCTCCGTCAGCTCGTCGCTGTCAACGCCGTGACCCTCCGTGAAGAGGATCACGCCGCAGACGTCCGCCGTGCTGATCGGCTCCCCTAGCTGGAACTTCAGCAGACCCTTCGAGACACCGAACGTGAGCCCGGTGAGTACGTCCGCGGGGTGCGCTTCGAGCCACGTGGATTCTGGGATGGTCACGGGAATGCAGACGGGATCGTCGCCCCTGCGTGCGACGAGCGTCATGAACGGCGCCTGGTCCCACTCGTCCATCTCGCGGCCGGTCTCCAGGATGGACAGGGCAGCCTGGCGCACGACGTCCTCGATGAGGCGTTCGGGCATCGTCACTGGTCACCCTCGATGTCCGCTGACGTCTCCAGGTCGAAGTCCGGGATGATGCTCTCCGGCTTGATGATGATGCGCGTGTGGTATTCGCTCGCGTCCATGGGACCCATCTGCGTCGCCACGTAGAACACGTTGTCGCTGAGCCCGACGAAGTGCTTGCGGTAGTCGTCGTCCCCGTGCTTGCACGTGACTTCCAACTGTCGGGCCTCGTCGGCGATCGAGCACCGGCCCTCGACGACGAACGCGGGCTTGTCGGTGATGCCGTTGATGCCGACGATCTTGCGCTGAACCTCGAACTGGTCGGCCGCGGTCGACAGGTTGTCCGAGACGGTCTGAGCGTCCGAGGTGCAGCCGGCCGCGCCTCCGGTGAGCAATGCCGCGAGGATGGCCGCGCCGACGATGTAGCGGGTGTTCTTCATGATTCCTCCGTGGGTTGTGCTGCTGTGCTGGTGTGGGGTTTCTCGGCAGTTTCTGCCTGCCATTGCTCAACCGTCCGGGTCAGGAACTCGACGATCGGACGGGAGAGGTCTTCGTTGTTGCGCTCCGCGTGCAGGCGCGCCGCGCGCGCGAGCTGGGCGCCGACGTACACGGTGACCGTGCGGGCGCCGCGCGTGTTCGGCAGCTTCCGCACGGGCGCGGCGTCGGCAATGACGTACCGGTACAGGAACTCGCGCACGAGGCCGGCGAGCGTGAGCCCGTTGGCGGCGGCGATCTCCGTGGCAAGGGCCTTCGTCTCTGGTGGGACACGGAAGCTGATGCGGGGGCTGTCGGTCATGCCAGCAGCTCGCGCAGTACGGTCTCGTCGACGAAGTCCATGGGGCGCCAGACGCCGGCGTTGATGCCGGCCATGGTCAGCGCGTGCAGCCAATCGGCCTGTTCGGTCGTGACCTTGCGGCGCTCGTCCTTCAGCTCTCGGACCAGGAACCGGCCGCGGATCGGGTGGACCAACGCCAGGTCGGGCCAGCCGGCGTCAGAGCGGCGCGAGTCGTGGGTGTGGTAGCTCATCCACCCCAGCTCTTTCGCGACGCCCTTGATCTTCAGGCGCAGTGTCTCTTCAGACATGCCGTTCGCGATCTGGCGGCGGTACTCGTCGATGGTGAGCATCTTGGCCATGGGATCATCCTTTCTGGGCGCGGGTTGCGCTCGCAGGTGGGGGAAGGTGGGGGCGGCGCCTGTTCAGCGCCGCCCCCACCGTCGTCACTTTTCGGTGTCGTGCAGGATCTTCAGCAGAGCGTCACCCTGTGTGCGGGTCATGTTCTTCGCCGTGACGTCGGCTCCCCACTGCCGGAACATCAGGTCATCGACCGGGTATCCGGAGTCGGCGTATTCCTTGATGGCCACGAACTGTTCCTGCGTCAGCGGCTCTTCCTTCTTCGCGCGCGGGTCCTGCTGCTGCGGGCGGTCGCCGGGCACGCCGGCGGCGTCGGTGTCCTCGTCCGTGACGACGCCGGTGAGGCAGCCCAGCAGGTAGCGGCGCATGTACGTGATCGAGCCGCCGATGTCCTGGCTCGTGTTGCCGTACAGCGGCAGGGAGCCGCTGAACTCTTGCCCGGACTCGTGCAGCAGCCGGCCAACCAGCTCGTAGCCCTGCTGACCCATGGCGGGCGCGCAGAGGAACGCGAGGCCGTGCTTGGACAGCAGCGGGATGACGATGCGGGACAGGTCCGCGATGTCCGCATACGAGTAGGTGTAGGCGCCACCGGACTTGGTAGGTACGCGGGCGGTGCGGCCCTTCGCGACGGTGGGCATCTCGGCCTGGAAGGCGGCGAGCGCCATGGGCAGGTTCGCGTGCGTGATGCGCGTGGTGTCCTGCTCCGGTGCCGCTTCGGTGGTCTGGTCGGTCGTCTGGTCGCTCATCGCTCGTCCTCTGCGTAGAACTCGTACTTGGGCAGCTCGACCGTTGTGATGCCGGGCCACGGGGTACCCCATGAGCCGGTCATGCTGGCCTGCCGGTAGGTGTGGATGCCACGCGTGAACGCGCGGCGCCCCAGGTCGAGGGACGACGGCCCCAGCTTCACGACGGAGCACGTGTAGGGGTAGTCGCGCTCGATGACGACGAAGAGGACTTCCCAGGGGGCGGTGCCGGCGTGGTGGCCCCACGCGTCGCCGTAGTTCGCTGCGGAGACGTGGTAGTTCATCCGGCCGGCCTGCCTGACGAACTTTTCCGGGTAGGCGCTGTCGCTGGTCTTGAAGTCGACGATGCGGCAGGCGTCGACGTCGACCCGGTCGACGCGACCGCGGATGGGCTGCCCGGTCGCTTCGTGCTCGCTGAAGAACGACACCTCTGACTTGCCGGACGCAATCAGGGGCTTGACGTCAGGGTTCTCGCGTACGGCCTTCGCCATGGCGGTCGCCTGCTCGTGCTGGTCGATGGTCAGCGGGTACTTGCCCTCGTCGAGGGCTGCGGCCTTCGCCTGGCGTGCGGCAATCGTCTTGAAGTCGCTGACATCGAGCGCGACCACCTCATGGTCGTCTCCGAGGATCATCGCGTGCACCGCGCTCCCCAGGATCATCGCGGGGGTGGGCACGCGCTCGTGTCCCCGGTTCGTGAACCAGCGGTGCGGGTTCGAGTTGATGGCCTTGACGTCCGAAGCTGACAACTCCGGCTGGCGCTGATACTCGCGCATTGGCATGTCGTGTTCGATGCGCACGGCTGCCCCTTTCTCGTGTGTGTGCTTACAGGCGTAACACTACCACTTCCGACCCGTCATGCGCGACATGACACAGCCCCCGCACCGTGAGAGCGCGGGGGCTGCTGCTGACGGTCTACGACCACCGTCGAAGCACGTGCACGACAGCTACCAGCGCGATGCACTGCCCGAAGTGCATGTCTGGGATGAACGGCACGTACCGGTGCAGCCACCACACCACCAGCGCCGTCACGAAGATCATGAACAGGTGCAGCAAGTAAGCGACTCCCCGTGCCGTCAGGATGTCGTTTATGGTCGTCACGTCGTCACCAGCCGCAGCGCGTCGACGGCGTCCGACCACGCGAAGTCCAATGCGGAATCGAAGTGCCTGTCGGGGTAGGCGTGTCCGCGAGGCTTGTCGCAGACGTAGGTGACGAACGATCCGCGCATGATGTCACCGACGTAGGGGCCGGCGTGCTCCGCGCGGCACTCGTCGGGTCCGAGGAACAGCGTGATCATGACGCCGTGAACAGCGCGTCGTCGTGCACCAGGTCGTTCAGCGATACCTGCGCGGTGATGTCGTCGACGTCGGTGACGCCGAACGCGACCACCCATGAGCGCACGTCGCCGGGCGGGATGACCGTGTCCTGGGTGACTGAGAGGCCGTTGCTGACGTCGTAGAGCGGGCTGCCTTGGGTCTCCCCCGATGCGACGGAGATCGACATCAGGATGGGGTCGAACCGCCTGACGCTGCCGTTGGTGATGCTCACCGTGAACTTCACGTAGTACGGCATGGTCGCGTCGATGTAGGCGCCCGGTGGCGGGTCGAACTGCTCCGGCTCCGACAGCTTGATGCGCATGCCGTCGGGGTACTTCAGGGGCTTACCGAACCGGCCTTCGGGCTGGTCGGGCAGCGTCTCCGCGGCGTCGTCGACGACGGTCGCGGACGGGGCCGGCTCGTCGACGGCGGGGGCCGGCGCCATGGTGCAGCCGGCGATGGTCGCGGCGGCGAAGGCCGCGAGCGCCAGACCGGGGATGGTCCGGTGGGCGTGGTAGTTGGTTCTCATCGGGGTTCTCTCTGGTCAGTGGTTGCGGGGTGTTCCGTGGCGGGGTGGTGCGTTTTCGAGCCGGAGGCGCCACAGGGCTTGGATGAGCAGCACGGGCCACAGGGGCGACCAGTGCATGCGACGTTGCGCGGCGAGCACACGGCGGCGTGCGTCGTCGCGGACGGTGTCCAGCTCTGCGGTGTACATCTGCTCGCGCTCGTTCAGCTCGTCGAGTAGCGCGTCACCGGCGGCGATGATGATGCCAGCGAGATAGAGGCAGCCGACCGTGATGACGATGACGGTGGTCATGCTTTGTTGCCCCCGTTCGCGATCATCGCGTCGATGGGGTCGGCGTAGTAGCGCCGGTGTCCGCCCGGGGTGCGGAAGAATCCCAGCTTGCCTCTCGCGGCCCATCGGGACACGGAGCGGACATGCACGTTGAACAGCGTGGCTACCTCTTGCGGGGTGTAGGTCCGGACCTCTTCGGGCTCTTCGGGCTCTTCGGGCATAGGGTCCCTTCAGCTCTCGTCGTCGGGGCGAGGCTTGCGCGGCGGTTGGACCGTGACGCGTGCTTCGCTGGTGGTTCCGTCGTCTTCGTCGACGTCGGTGGGTTCGGGGTGGTGGCCTGCGGGGGGTCCTGGTTTGCAGGGCCATGCGTCGCAGATGATGCGGTTGTGGTGTGCCATGGGGCTCTTTCGTTACCAGGTGCGTTGTGCGTCGACGCCGACCACGGCCAGGCACACGATGCCGGCCTCGATCAGCGCGAGGACGAACCATGCGCGTCGTCTCACGGGGGTTTCTCCGTTCTGTCGGTTCTGACGTGGCGAGCATGCACCGGGGTGACAACGTGTGTCAATCAGGACACCCGTTCGGTGTCCATCACCCGAATGGGTAGTTCTCCCCTACCGGTTCGGGCGACGCGGGGTGTTGCGTCGGGTGACCCACGTGTGTACGGTTGCGCACGTCAGAACGGACTAGTCACGGAGGACACCATGAGCACCTACACCGTCACCCTCAGAGCCGCGCAGGGTGGGCGCATCCCGCACACGTTCCGGGGCATCGAGGCCGAAGACGCCTACGCCGCCATCCGGGACGCCTACTACCAGCGTCACGGCGCCGACGTCACCATCAAGCGGAGTGACATCCACACCCGCAACGTCGACGCCGGCGAATACGCGATCTACGGCGCCAACGGCTCCGTCACCTTCGTCAGCGTCGAGACCGTCGAGCCGGCCGCGACGGTCGAGCCCGCGCCGGTTCAGGGCACGGTTCGCGTGAAGGATGTCTGGCGTTGCGGGCGATACGCCGCCCGGTCTGGCCTGGCGAAGCGCGACGCCTACGGCTACATCGAGGTTCCACAGATCGACGTCGACCACGCTCGCACCATGGGCACCAGCCTGTTCCGGATCGTCGACTGACGCGATGAGCGTCGAGCGGTACGACGACCCGGACGTGCGCACGGAGCGGGAGGCGCGCATGTTCCGGGTTCAGGAGAGCCACGAAGCGGCCATCGTGCTCCGGAACGAGCTGGCGCGGCTCGTTCCCGGGCGCATCATCACGAACCGGCACCCGGGGTCGGATCACTTCCACATCGAGATGGACCAGGACGTAGCCGCGGCGCTGCTCGACCTGATCCCGGGGCCGCATCACCTGGTGAGAGATCATGCGCCGCTGTCCCCCACGCGCCCGACGGCGTGACAGACTGGCGCTGTTCCTAGCAGAACGTCTGACCCCTCGTCGGCAGCGGCCCCCACTCACCGGTGGGGGCCGTTTTGCATGACGGGATGGACACGTCTCCGGCATCCGTGTATGGTTACGCATGTCAGAACGGAACGGCCTCACCCGGAGGCCCCAGCCCAGGAGGCACACCATGGTCACCACCCTCACGCTCCCCACCACCGGCTACGGCCCGCAGGCCCGCGCGTTCAACGCCGCCGTCCGCGAGCAGGGCCACGGCCTGGTCGTGCAGCGCCGCGAGTGGATCTCGTTCGGACGCACGAAGATCACGTTCCGCCTCGACGGCCGGAAGCGCACCATCACCTGGGCGCAGTTCCACGCCGGCGACTGGTCCTGACCAGCCCGATACCAGAACGGCCCGACCCCGCTTCCCCGGGGTCGGGCCGTTCTACTGTCCGGACATAATCACCTTAAGAGAGCCGGTGATTTTATTACCGGCCCCGTCAGAACCTGCCGTCGTTCAGGCGCCGCTGAAGAGCACGCACGGTCTCGGACGGGTTCCAGATCTCGCCGTCGACGACACGCTGCCCTAGGTGCCGCTGTAGGGCCTTGATCGAGTCCGGACCCATGATGCCGTCGTCGTCGGCTCCTACCCGACGCTGCAAGGCGGCGATGAGCAGCGAGCCGCGCGGGTCGCGCACCCACTCCCATCCCGTGGTGAGCCCTGGGTTGGCGTCGCGCCAGCGCAGCGCCTGCGAAGACACGCGGCCGTCGGCTGGGGTACGCAGCTCGTGCTGCAACGCCATGGTCGTCGCTCTGCCCCACCGGCCGTCGACGAGCAGTTCGGGACGGTCGGGGGCCGGCGTCGGGTCGATGTCCGTCGAGGGCTTGGGGTTCCCGACGAAGATCGCCCCGTCGCGGATCGTGTCGAGCTGCGCGTACGCGTGCCGTCCTGGGCATGCCGTCGACTTCACGTCCCTGTGCCCGTACAGCTCCGCGGCGGAACGCCACAGCCGGCCCTTGCCGCCGTGGTAGATGCGGCGCGCGGTGACGATCTGCGCGTCGGTCGGGGCGTAGATGTCGTAGTTGCCGGCCAGGCAGATCGAGCGGGCGGTTGAGTTCCGGCCGCCGGTGTGGGTGCCGCGCCGGTTCCAGCTCGCGCCGGCGTACGCGCGGCCGGACGGGAAGACGAGCACGTTGTATGAGATCCCGGTGCCGAACCGGGTCTGCCCGACGGCCTCGATGGCGCGCATCTGCTCGCGCTCTGCGGCGATGCTCGCGGTGTTCGCGAGCTGCGTGGTGACGGAGTGGTGCAGGAACACCTCTTCGGCTAGGCCGGTCAACGTCTTGTCGCCGTCGTCGTACCGGGCGCCCCATGATGCTCGTGTCGCGATTTCAGGGAGTGTGATTGCCATCCGCCCATCCTGCACCGTCGCGCCCGCGTAGGGTGCCGTCATGACACCGGATGAGGACATGACATATGACGCACGGATCGGCGCAAAGGTGCGTGAGATCCGCCTACTTAGGGGGCTGACGCAGAACGACGTGGCGGCCCTACTGGGGATACAGGACGACAAATTCAGAAGGTACGAACAGGGCCGGCGGGCGCTCGGTTGGCCGGTGTCGCTGCTCGCGGACGTGGCTGATGTGCTGGAAGTTCCCCTGTCAGCGCTGGTGCCAGGCGAGCGCGTCGTGTGCGACGTCTGCGGCTCTGCCAAGGGACGATTGCGCCATGCGCGCGTTCCAGCACCCGGACACTGACAACTTCGGAGACACCCTGAGTCTGCCGATTCTTTCGCATTTCCTGGGGGGTCCTGTTGAGCTCGCGGACCGGTCCGAGAACGGGAAGGTGCTGGCGGTCGGATCGATCCTGAACGCGATGCGGCCCGGTGACTTCGTGTGGGGCGCCGGCGTTCAGGAAGATCGCCGGTACCAGGCGGAGGGGGCCACGTTCCTCGCGGTGCGTGGCCCCCTCACCAGGTCGGCCATCGACGTCGCGGACGTACCAACGGTGTACGGGGATCCGGGGCTGTTGCTGCCGTTCGTATATGACCCTGACGTCGAGGTGACGCATGATCTCGGCATCGTGCCGCACTTCGTCGACGCGGAGGAATCGAAGAGCCGCCGCAACCGGGGCCATCTGCACATCAGCACCCAGCAGGATTGGCGTGCGGTGGTGCGGCAGATCAAGAGCTGCCGGCGGATCATCGCGACGTCGCTGCACGGGATCGTCACCGCGGAGGCGTATGGCATCCCGGTGATGTGGCATGGGTCGTACACGGGGAAGATCCGGTCGACGAACCTGAAGTTCCAGGACTACTTCCTGGGCACCGGCCGCGAGCCGCAGCGGCCCGGGGTGGTTGACCCTTTGCCGCGTGACGTCTGGGATGCGACGTGCCGGCGTCTGGTCGAGGCGTTCCTGCACCTGCCCCGGTAGACGACGACGCCCGGTCCCCCACCAGGGGGGACCGGGCGCCATGGCGTCGGCTCGACGTCGATGACCCTACATCTTGCCGCGGATGTACGCGTCTCCGTCGGAATCCCGATCGAACGTCATGCACCCGCACTTTGTGCCGTCGTGCGGGGTGTTGGTGCAGCCGGGGGCGAGCGCGACGTACTTGAAATCGCGGTCGTTGGGCGGGATGGTGACGGTCAGCAGACGCCACCTGTTCATCGGTGCCAGGGGGTTCGTCGTTGCCATGGTGGTTCCTCTCGTCGTGTCGCGTGGTGGTCAGCGTGGTGCGGTGTGGCGGGGTCGGCGCTGCGCCTTGTTGTAGTCGTCGAGGGCGCTACGCACCTTGTTCTTGGCGTCGTCGCGCGCTTGCTGCGCCTCTGTCATGCCGGGTAGTGCGCGCCGTCGGCGGGCGCTGGTGGCTTGCAGCTCGTTGAACTTGTCGGTGGCAGTCTTCAGTTCGCGTTGGGCGGCTGCCAGGTTGCGCCGGGCGGTGGGCAGGTCCATCAGCCGGTGGGCAGGTCCGGGTCGACCCATGCCTGCATGGGCCACTCGCCGTTGATGAGGATGGGGCTGCCGTCCTCGTTCTTCGTTCCCTTGCGGGCTAGGTAGTCCTGGTAGCTCGCGGACTGGTCACGGCGCAGGCTCTGCTGCCACCGGTACAGGTCCGGGAGCGTGCTGGGCATCTTCATGTGGTGCTCGCGGCCTATGACGCGGGCGAGCCACTGTGCGGCGGCTGCGTCGGCCTCTGCGTTGTGCGCGTTGTCCAGCTCGACGCCGTAGCGGATGCAGGTGGGCACGAGCTGTCGCTGTCCGACCCCCTTGACGTACCGGTCGACGTGCCGGTCTATGACGTAGGGGTCGATGACGGGTCCGGTGATTTCGAGCGGTCCGAGACCGTGCCGGCGGCACTCGCGGTCGAGGATCGTGAAGTCGTAGGCGGCGTTGTAGACGACGACGGGGATACCTTCCGCCCAGACGCCGGCGAGAGCGCCCCTGATGCGCGAGAGCGCCGTCACGGGCAGGATTCCGTCGGCTCGTACCTGTTCCGTCGTAATGCCGTGGATCTTCGTTGCCGCTTCGGGGATCTCGATGCCCGGGTCGAGCATCATGGACAGCGACGCGATGCGCCCGTGCTCGTCGTAGATGTCGAGGACGGCGGTGACGATGCGGTCGTTCTCGACGTCTGTTCCGGTCGTCTCCGTGTCGAGGGTGGCTAACTGGCCATTCCACCAGTCGAGTTCGGTCGTCGGCTCGGTGCTGTCCATGGGGTTCCTGTCTCGTGTGGGATGCGAGTGGCCCCCCACCGGGTGGTGGGGGGCCGTGGTGCGGGTCAGGCCAGTTCAGCGGCCAGGGCCTCCGGGACGCGGGCCACCCAAAGCGTCAGGGCGGTGTCGTCCTCGACGGCGGTAGGGATGACGGTCATGGTGCCGTTCCAGGTCTGCCACCGGAGGGTGGACACCTCGCCGTCGTCGTTGAAGTCGTAGCCGGACAGCGTCATGACGCGCTTGCGCCCGTCGGTGGCGTCGTGAATGTCGGTGATGCCCAGGTCATCCATGATGAACGGCACCAGGTGAGCGGGCACCGTGATGATGCTGCCGTGGTAGGCGTCAGACGGGCGCTCGATGCGGGTGCAGGTGTTCGAGTGGCCCATGTGCAGTGCCTTGCGGGCGCCGCACGGGCAGTCGACGGGCGAGATGGTGGCGGTGGCCGCGAAGTTCATGGTGTCTCCAGTGATCGATCCGTTCTGACATCCCCGACTATACACATTAGGCGCGGATGACACAACGCCGTCAGTCGCGCTGCTCGACGGCGTCCATCACGACATCGATGACCCACGGCAACAGGTGCTCGATGATGAGGTAGCCCAGCAGCAGGAAGGCGGCAATCTCGATGATCACGAGCACCACCCACCCCAGGCAGCCGGCCGCGAGCATGCCGGCGCCAGGGTCGCGGGACAGTCGCGGGGCTCGCGGTACGCCGATCATCCGGCGGGGCTTGCGTTCAGGCATCGGGCTTCCTCTCTTCGAGCTGTTTCGGGACGCAGTCGGGGCACGGCACGAGCGCCGCGGCGCGGATGCGGGCGCCGCGCGTGTAGCGCTCACCGCTGTCGTACCGGCGCGCCACGCGGCGCATCCCCCCGCAGGTGGGGCACTCCGCTGGTGCGTCGACGTCGGTGGGATGGTCAGTAGTCACCTGGGAGTGCTCCCACACATGGACTCGTGCATAGGGTGCCCTCCGGCTCCGCGTTGTACCCGTACGGGCGCCCGGCATCGTCATCGGGACGGCATCTGCCTAGGCCACGCATCGGCAGGTCGCAGTGCGTCCACCCGTGCCGCCCATCAGGGATGGCAGAACCGATGGCTTCGCCGCAGTGCTTACACACGGCCGTCGACGCGCCCCAGACGATGCGCGTGGCGCCTCCGTGCCCGTGCAGGGCCTCGACGGATTCGGGTGACTCGTGCACGACGATGGTGGGACGCACGCCGCGGTCTGCGTTCGGCCCCTGTACGTCGCGCCAGCGCATCACGGTGACGCCGTCGGGGAAGACGACGGCGTCAGCGACGGGGCCGGTGCCGCTGATCCCGGTGACGTCGGTGTCGCGGTAGAGGACGAAGGTGCGGGTGTGGGTCATGGCGAGTCTCCGGGGTCTGGTTCGTTGGTGTCCCCAGGACTCTGCCACTCGACGGCCTCGATGCTGCGTACCGCTTCGGCGCACGCGGTGACGATGTTGGCGAACGCCTCCCTGAGGTTCCGCATGTTCTCCGCGAGCTGCTGCCAGAACTCCGTCACTGCCGCCTGCTGCTCGGGTGTCAGGTCTTCCCACTTGCGGGGGTAGTCAGTCATGGGTGGCGCGTGCCTTCCGTCGTCGGGTGGCCATGCGCACGAGCACGCCAACGACCAGTAGGGGCCATGCGGGCGACCACCGGATGATCGTGAACGCGTGGTCGATGCTGGTGCGCTCGCGGTCGAGTGCGTGGTGTTGGTGCTCGCGCTGCCAGGGCTCGCCGTGGGACCAGTCGTCGCGGTCGATGCGACGCATCTCGGCGTAGGACATCGCCCATTCGAGGAACCCGACGACGGAGAACACGCAAACGCCGGCGCCGTAGGCCGCGATCAGCGGCCATAAGGCGTCGGCGTTCACAGGTGCTCCGGTGCGTCGGGTCCGGGGTCGTCGGCCATGTCGACTTCGGCCTGCGCCTCCGCTTCGGGGCTGCACCAGTCGTGGTTGTACGCGTTGCGGGACTTGCCGCAGAAATCGCAGAGCATCAGTGTTCCTCGCTCTCGTCGTCGTCGATGGGTGGTAGGTCGGTCTGTAGGTGGCTGCGCTTGAGCTGGAACCTGCCGAACGAGCCGGCGCGGCTCCGGGCGGGGATCTTCTTGAAGCACGCCATGCAGCGTTTGCCGTGCGTCATGGTGCCGCAGCCGTCGGCGCAGGGCTTCAGGCGCTGGTCGCGTACGCCCCCGGTCACTCGTCTACCTCGACGCGCTCTATGTTCGGGTCCGTGATCGCGTAGCCCTGGTAGCGGGCTATGACCTTCGGGTCGAACGTCTCGAACGCTTTCCCCCTGCGGCCGTTCGTGTAGACGATCTGCACCGTTGCCATGGTGTGCGCCTCTCTCGATGGTGCCGGCCCCGTGCCAGCGCGTATCCGCAAGGCTGGCACGGGGCCGTGTCTGTGGGGTAGGTCAGTTGGGGCGGCGTGCGCGGCGGTGGCGCGGCGTCGCGTCGGCGTCGGTCTCGTCGGCGCTGTCGGTGCTCTCGCCGCGCTGCTGGGCCATCTGCTCTTCGGCCCGTGCCTTCGCGGCGGCGCGCTCCGCCTTCGTGGTGTTGTCTCGCTCTCCCCAGCCAAGTCCGGCCATGGTGTCGTTCCCTTCGGTGGTGTCGTGCCCCGGGCCGGTTGGCCCGGGGCGGGGATGGTCAGTTGCGACCGGTGGTGAAGAACTCGGACAGCTCGTCGCCGTCGGCGTTCACGGTGTCGGCCCACCGCTCGAACTCGTCGAAGTCGAACGTGTTGGTAGCCATTTGGGTCCTTTCGGCGTCGTTCCGTTCTGACGTGCCTAACGCTACGCCGTAGCGTCACGCATGTCAAACCTCCCGCCGAATCGGCCGCGTTGACTCGTCGAAGGCACGCATGTACTGTTACGCATGTCAGAACGGAACAGACAAGGGAGACACCGTGATCATCACGCGCAACCGCCAGCAGGTCAGCTTCGCCACCGACCACGCCGACGCCGACATCGTGCAGACGAGCCAGTTCCTGAACAGCGCCCAGATGGTCCTACCGCTGCACGACTACCTGATTGACGGCGTGCACGCCGTCGCCTCGACCGGGCCGCTCGCCCGGCAGGCCATCCGCGAGCACAAGGCGCGGGTAGCAGCCGCTGCGGCTGCCGTGCCGACGTACCACCCGGGTCGCTGCTACTGCGCCGTATTCGCCGGCGGTCACCACGTCCCCGGCATGACGCAGCCGGGCGCCTACGGCACACAGTGCAAGGGTGACCGCGTCGCCCCGCACGACGCGTCGAGCTGCGGCGCATGCAAGGCCGGCGCCCTCGACTTCCAAGCGGACATCGAGCCCGTGTCTACCACCCGCGTCCCGGCGGGCACCACGTACCACCTGGACTCCAATGTCGATGGCGCGTGGTCCACCCTGGTCCTGACGAAGATGGAAGGCGCCCGGTGGACTATGACTGACGGCGATCACACGAAGTACCCGGATCTGTTTCACGGTGCTCGCACCGTCGAGTCGCGGGCGCTTCACGCTCTGGCGGCACGCGTCGCAAAGACCTACTGGCGAACCCACTGAACCAACCAACCGGCGTCGCAACCAACCAGGGTGCGGCGCCGGTTCATCGCGTCAACCAGCCACCCCCCGAACCGAGAGAGCGGCCATGAGCGCAGAGCGAACCCGCAGCACGCGCACACAGCGAGGCTTCACGCGTCTCGCTTGCGACGTGCGCGACTGCCGTACTACTTCGGTTGACGGCAACACGGCGGCTGCGGCTCGTGCGACGGCTCGCGAACTTGGCTGGGATCACGTCGACCACCGTGACCTATGCCCGACTCACCAACCAACCCCCGAACCGAAGGAACCAACCATGACCCGCAAGACGAAGGCAACCATCCCCGCGTGGCTCATCCTGCGAACCGACTGGACCACCTACCGCGCCGCGCCGCTGTGGACGTTCAGCGTGCTCGCGCTGCACGCGGACAGGAACGATGAGGTGACGATCAGCGTGCAGCAGCTCGCGGAGACGATGGACACGGAGCCGCGGACGATCAGCCGGCACCTGGCGGTGCTGCGGGACATGGGTGCGATCACGACGCGTCGCCCTGGTGTGACGCAGGCGAACACGTACACGCTGCACATGGAAGGGCCGGCGACGGCTGCGGCCGTCACGAGCGGTGCCGAGCTGTGACCGGCATCCGGGCGATGATCGTCGACATCGACGGGACTATCGCGCGCAACAACAGCGGCCGGCCCTGGTACGGAGAGGGGTACGAAAAGCGGCTGCACGAGGACGACGTCGACAGCGCCGTTGATCGGGTAGTGAACGCTCTGTACGCAACTGCGATCGTTGAGACGGTGCTGTTCGTCTCTGGGCGCACGGAGGCCGGTCGAGAGGCCACGCAGCAGTGGATCTACGAGCGCACGTCGCACACCATCGATGGCCGTTCGGGGCTGCTGCTCATGCGGAAGGATGGCGACTTCCGGCCTGATGTCGTGATCAAGCGTGAGATCTATGACGAGCACATCCGCGACGTCTATGACGTGGTTCTCGCGCTCGACGACAAGCCCGAGATGATCGAGCTGTGGCGCTCGCTGGACATCCCGGCGTGGCAGGTGAACGAGTACCGGTAGCCGGCACGGGGGGATGGCCCCCATGGGCGCTCTGAGAGCGTCTGTGGGGGCCTTTCGCGTGTTCGGTGACACGGTGACGCATCGGCGCTGTTGCGGGGCTCGTGGGCTGCCGCAGGGCATGAAACAGGGGTGACACACCTGGTGGTGTGTCACCCCTGTTTCAGGCCCAACGAGATGCCGATGTTCTGCTAGGAACGTGGCCAGTATCGCAGGTCAGTTCGGATTCTTGATGCTGCGGTAGCAGGTGCCGCACACGACGATGTCGGTGCCTGGCAGCTTTCCGACCCCCTCGTCCGGGTCGAGCTGCTTGCCGCAGTTGCCGCAGTTCTTCGGCGTGGCCATGGTGTTCCTCTCGTGTGGTGGGTGGTCTAGAAGAACGACGCGACGCAGAGCCCGATGACGATGGCCATGATGAACGCGCGGTTCAGGCGCTGCTTGTACGTGGCGTTCGGAGCGGCTATCCAGTAGTAGCCGAACAGCAGCGCGACGCCGAGGAAAAAGATGCTGTCGGTCATGCGGTGGCCTCCCGGACCTGGAACCGGCCAGAGCTGGTGACGACGTCGCCCAGCGTGTTGCCGTAGGTGATGACGGTGAGCATGGCGGACAGAATGCCGTCGATGTCCCAACCGTCGTGGTTGGTTGCCAACCACTCGGTTACCTCGTCGACGGTTCCGGTGAGCGCGGTGGTTGCTCCGTCGATGGTGAGGGTTGCTGCGTACATGGTTCGCTCCCGGTGTCCTGCGTGTTCTGACATGCGCAACGTTACACGCGTGACGGCTACGGTGCAACCACCAGGCAAAACCCAACCGGCCCCCGCCTGGTTGGCGGGAGCCGGTTGGTTGGTTGGTTCTCAAACCAGGGTCAGTTCCGAAACCAGGAACGGCCACGTGACACCGGGGTCGAACTCGACGGTGACATACAGCTCGCCGTCGTCGCCCCGCCCCTTGCTCTCGACGCGACCCTGCCGGCCGCGGAGGTGAGACGGGCCGGCGTTGGCCACGACCTTCGCGCGGACGCGGGGCACCTTCAGCGGCTTCGGCGTGCGCACGTCCCCGGCAACGGCGGCGTCGCTGCCGTGGTCCGTGGCGAGAATGTAGGTGTCCTGGTGGGCGCGGTACCCGGTCACCGTGGCGGGACGCCACTGGCCCGTGGCCGCGTGCCGGTACTCGACCTTCGTACCACGCAGGCGGGGACCGTCCGAGGCCGCGTCATCGGCGTCAGCGGTGGCGGCTGCGTCGCCGTCCTCGATGGCCTGCATGCCCGTCTTGACCCATCCCTGGTAACCGCGCGCGCGGCTGGCAGCGGCCTCCGTCTTGTGGAACAGAACCGGCGAGCTGGTCTCTCCGACGGTGTAGCTCGACGCGTGGGTGTAGAGAACCTTGCTGGCCTTGTAGATGACGTCGCCGTCGATCTCGTAGCGGTAGGTCCCGTTGGGGTTCGTGGTGCGGGTGATGGTGCGCATGGTGTCTCCCTGGTTCGTTCTGTTCTGACATGCGTAACCATACACGGTTACCGGAGCGGTTGCAACCAACCAACCGAACCCGGGCACGAGAGAGCCCCCCGCCGGTTCGGCAGGGGGCTGGTTTCTCGGTTCAGATTTCGTAGGTCACGTGGCCGATGGTGACGTTGGCGCGGTCGACCACCGGAACGCTGAACCGCTCCGGGCGGGCAAGCTCCGCGTCCTCGCCACGGGCGAGCCGGTGAGTCTCGACGGCGTCGGCCCACTGGTTGATCAGCTTGCGCGAGGCCCGGGTGAGGGTGGTTGCCTGCGCGGTAACCATGCTCTGCGCGTAGATGACGATGTCGGGGCGGGCGGGGCGGTTGGTGCTCATGGTGTCCTCCGTGGTTCGTTCCGTTCTGACATGCGTAACCATACACACGTGAGCGACACGACGCAACCAACCAACCGAGGAACCCGACGAACCAACCAACCGATGCGACGCTTCAACCATGGGCGACGAACCGAACACGAACCCAACCAGGAACCCGTTACCGCAGGTGAACGTGGGTGACCTGATCCCCCATCGCCTGCGCGCGTGGGTGTACCCCGCCGGCGTCGTCGTCGGCGTGCTGACGTGGTTGGCGGCGGAGGTAGCGATCATCTGGTTGCCCGACTACGCGGAACAGATCTTCCAGACCTCGAACCGCATCCTGGTTGTCGTCGCGCTCATCACGGGCGGCATGGGAACCGCGTACCGACCCGGGCCACCGACGCTCTGATCCCGGACACGAGAGAGCCCCACCGCTTCGCTGGAATCGGTGGGGCTCTCTCGGCGGTCAGTCTATGCGAACGCTGCCCGCGGCTGCATGGTCATCGCGTCCACCGTAGCGGCGAGCGTGGCCCGCTGCGACCGCTGGCGCTCGATGGCGGCGCGGTGCTTGTTCATGCACGAGCGGTCACGCGTGCCATCCTCGTGCTTCTTCACGCAGTACTTGGCACGCGGTGACGCGTTCGCCGGGAGCGGGGTGCCACAGCCCAGGCACTTCCGGTTGCCGTCGACGGCAACCGTGACGCGGGTCGTGGTGTCCGTGACGCTCGCGGCCGTCTGGGCGTAAACCGGAACGGCAACCGGGACAGCAACCGGAACCGGGGCGGGGCGAACCATGGCAACCGGGGCGGGCGCCGTCGGCTCGATGGTGGTTGCCGGCGTCGAGCTGGTTGCCGGGGCCGGGGCCGGTGCGTCGAGCTGACGGTTGGTGAACGCCGCCATCTGGCGGAGGTGGTTGTCACGGGCGGTGAGGATGGTTGCCGTCTCGGCGGCGCTCGCGGCGTCCCACTGCTGCGTCTGGTGGATCATCACGGCCGGCGGGGAGACGCGGCGGGCGCGGGAGCGTGCGCGGCGGAACCGGGCGGCGGTGCGACGACCCTTGCGGCCGTCGGGGCCGATGCGCAGTGCGTCCTCTGCGGCCTCGAACATGGCCTGCATGGCGCGTAGGCGGCGTGCGTCTGCCCACGTGGTGCCGGTGGCGAGGTGCCGCTCACCGATCAGGGCCAGGTGCCACATCAGGGCGGCGAGCACCGCGACGGAGAGCCGAAACAGGATGGGGCCGATGCCGTGCCCCAGCTCGTACTCATGCATGGCGGCGAAGCCACCGGAGGCGCCGGAGAGCACCCATGTCAGGGTGAGCAGCACGCCGTTCGGGCGGTTGTCCTTCGCGGCCTCACGGGCGAGGACAGCGACGGTGAACAGGGACAGCTCGAACACACCCGCGGTGGCGTACGCGTTGCCCTCGCTCATGCCGAGCATGTCGACGGCGAACGCCACCATGGCCTGGTAGGCGTTGAAGGTGGCGATGCCGGCGACGATCACCGCGAGGACGGTTGACGCCTTCGGCATGGGCCGGTTGGTTCGGTTCATGGTTGGTTCACTCCCGGTGTCGGTTTGGTTCTGACGGTTGCACCGTAGCGTCACGCACGTCAGAACGTCAACCCCTATCCGGTTTCGGCGGCGCGTTGCGGCGTGTCGTCCGCACCTGTAGTGTTGCGCATGTCAGAACGTAGGCCGCTGGAACATCACCCGCACCAGGCGGGTTCGGCCTACCAGGCACGGACGGACATATGGGATATGCTCCGGGCAACAGAAAGGGCCGTCCCCCCTGGCAGAGGGACGGCCCCAGAACCACGAGTGAATGCGGCACTCGCGGACGTTCCGGCTACGACAATACCGGACATTCGCGGACCACGTCACTCCCGAAGACGGGAGTATCGACATGCATGAATCTGCAACCGACGGCGGACTGCGCAAGGTCACGCGCACCCACTACGTGCAGATCACGAACCAGACCGTGCGCGACACCCGGATCTCGTATCGAGCGCTGGGCATCCTGACCGAACTGCTCTCCCACGAAGAGGGATGGGTGGTCCGGACGAAGGACCTGGGGCGGCGCCGCAAGGAAGGCGCCGACGCTGTCGCCGCCGCGCTCCGCGAGCTGGCAGCCGCCGGGTACTACCGCGTCGAGCGCCGCCGCAAGCCATCGGGCAAATTCAAGATGGGCACCGCTGTAGCTGATTACCCCATCGCGCAGTGGGCTGAAGATTTCAAGCGCTATCCCAAGGGTGGCGTCCCCGTGCGCGTCGACGACAACGACAACCTGATAGACGACCAGGCACCGGAACCGGGTTTCCCGGATCCGGTCAACCCGGACCCGGAACTCACCGAAACCGGGTTTCCGGGACCCGGTTATCCGGGTCCCGGTAACCCAGTCCCATTAGAAGACCTATCCCGAACACCCATCACAGAAGGCAGTGACGCGCTCCGCGCGTCTACTGCCCCTGACCCGGTGGAGACATCGAGCAGCAACGCCCAGACCCGTAACGCGAGCGCGCCCGGCGCTGCCCCTGCTGCGGGGGATCACGGCGACGCTCCGCGCGCCGGCGGCGCTCGCCAGACCAGGAACCCCGCCGACATCCTTGACGCCATGATGCTCAACCCCGACGAAGCCCAGCGGTTCCGGGCATGGCTCGTCGACGCCACCGGGGCCACGAACCCCGACGGGCTCATCGTCAGCCTGCACGGCTCCGGGCTGCTCTCAGAGCGCCTGACGCAGTGGCGTGCGTCCGAGAGCGGCACCACGGCGCTCGCGGGCCCGCACGCCCCTGCCACGCCCCGTCTGGGCAAGCTGGAGTGGTGCGGCCGGTGCGACCGGAACACGCGCATGGTCACCGGGCACGAGGAAGACGGGACGGAGTACATCCGGCGCTGCCCGTCATGCCACGTCCTCGCGGGCATCGAGACTCCGGGGGCCGGCGCGCACCAGGTCATCGCCGCGCAGGCCGCCCACGCCGCCCGTGCCACGGGGACGGGGCGCGCTGCCTTCCAGGCCGCTCGCGCCAAGCTCCCCGCCGGAACACCTCGACGAGACATGACCATCGGCACAACCATCGATCCCACGACCGCACGCGAGACAGCAGAGAGCGAGCACTGAACCATGACGGGCCTGACCCGCATCATCCCGAACGTGACCTGGCGCAGACACGCCGACGGGTTCGAAACCGCCGTGGTTTTCGAGCCCGGTTGGAACGACCGTGCAGGGAACCACGGCGTTCACGGCATGGACATCAAGTTCCTACTTCGAGGGCCGAAGGGCGCCGTTCAGTTCACCATGACCACCGGATGGGTACCCGGGGAAAAGGGCACCGACCCCAAGGTCTCGCGCCTGTTCCCGATGGGGATGGACCTGGGCTATCACGCCTACTCACCGCAGCGCGAAGACCAGGAACTCGACCGGCGCGAGTGCCCATACCTCGACGGGCAGGCGTGCTTCTACGACGGATCCGGGATGGCTGCCGAACCGATCCTGGAAGCGTTCGTGACGCTGGGGGAACCGGCCGTCTGGAAGGTGCTCCGCGACCGGCACGACGACCTGCACGCGACGATTCTGGAGGCATGAACCATGACCGAAACCAACCGAACCGCGAACCCTGACGCGCTCCCGCGCGAGGCGCCGACCGTCGACCACGCGACCCTCACGGAGGTACGCGACGGGCTGCGCAACGGGATCTCCACCACCGTCTACGTCGTCGAGCTGGGCAAGCCCTGGGCGGGCGACATCGCCGGCGTGCTCATGACGCCGTGGGGCGAAGTCCTGTCCAGCCACGTTTCATCTAACTCCGACTGGTTGCGGCGAGACCTCACGGAGAACTTCGGGAACCCGGCGAAGCTCGCGTCACGGTTCGGGGCATACGACGTCGTGCACGTCCCGTTGGGCGCCGAGATCCCCACGGAGATCGCCGCCTACGTGCTGCCCGCCGGCGAGCCGGAGCCCGAAGAGGATGAGTCGCGATGAGCGCCGAACTCGCCGTCATGGCGCCGGAGAACGTCCCTGACGAGCTGGTCGAGATCGGCCTGCGCGCGCTGTACGGCGACGCCCCGTTCACCTGGTCGGACCGCGACGAGATGCGCCAGGTGCTCGCCGCGGTGCTCCCGGTGTACGGCGCCGGCATCATCGCGAACGCCGGCGTCGAGCACTACAACCGACAGGTCGAGCTGGCCCGGTCGCTGACCACGCGCGTCTACGGCGCGTCGCTGCTGCTGCACATCGCAGCGGAGGCCACCCAGAAAGCGAACGCGGGCATCGACACCGCGCTGAACCTGAAGCTGGCGGAGACGCTGCGCGAGCGAGCACACCAGGAAGGCGCCCCGTGACCACCCTCATCACTCTCGTCGTCATCGTCTACGTCGCCGGCGTCATTGGCACGGCGTTCGTCGGATGGTCGAACTGGAGCATCGCCCGGAGCATGGTCCGCGACTACGAGGAAGACGATCAGCCCTTCTACCTGGGAAACGACTTCATCGAGCGTCAGCGCGCCAAGTACGAACGCGAAGCGCAGGAAGGCGCACGCCGGTTCGCGCAGTCGCCCATGTGGCCATTGCTCGCGCTGGGCGCTCTGGCGCGGATCATCAACGACTCACGGAAGGACACCACCCCGTGAACCCCGCGGCCACGACCATCGCCCTCGACGTCATCGAGCTGGGCGCCGACGCACTGATGGGCGCCGCCCCAGGTCTGACCCGTCACGAGGCCGTGGCCATGGCTGCCGTGACGCTCGCGGCCACGTTCCCGGAGTGCGCGGCCATCGTCGCGGAACAGGCATACGGGCGCGCTGTTGAGCACCGCGGCGGGGACCCGGTCGCCGCCGTCGGACAGTATGCGATCGAGCTGCGCATGCAGGCGCAGGAAGAAGCTGCGCTGTGACCGGGTGCGTGTTCTGCCAGATCATCAACGGCACCGCCCCAGGGCGGATCGTCCGCGACCGGGGAGACGCCATCGCGCTCGTCCCCCTGACGCCCGTGACTGATGGGCATGTGCTGATCATCCCGAAACAGCACGTCGCCACCGCAGCAACAGACCCGATCATCACCGCACAGACGGCCGTCCGCGCCGCACAGCACGCCCGGCAATACGACAGCTTCAACCTGATCACAAGCGCCGGCCGCGCCGCGACACAGTCCATCGACCACCTACACATCCACGTCGTACCCCGCACGGTCGACGACGGCCTCATGACTCCCTGGGGCACCCTCTACGGCGACGACCCGACAGCGCCGCACTGGTGCCGTCGAGCACAGGAACTCTCCGACGAGCTAGGAGCGCAACGCCCATGACCGACCGACGGGGCACCTTCGTGACACTGCGCGCCGCACTCGACCCCATGCCCTGGGAAGAGATCGTCGAGCTGGTCAGCGAGCACGCACGCACCCAGCGCATCCGCTGGGACGACGCAGCCCGCCAGCTCGCCGCCGCATCCCGCGAGACCGACGCAGCCTGACGACCATGACCGACCGACTGCACGACCTGCCGCCCCTCTGGGATGGACAGGTCGTGCAGTGGTCACCATGGACCGACGAAGGCGGGTTCGCCGGCCGCGGGTCGCTCGTCTTCCACGTCACCGACGACCAATGGGCATGCACCGGATGCGGATGGATCCGCGACACAGACATGCGCGCCGTCGGAACCCTGATGCCCGACGGCGCCACCGGGTTCCCGCGCCGGCGCTTCCTGGTGCAGCGGTGCCCCGGCTGCCGGCTCGACCAGGTCACCGACATCAGCACCGGGGAAGTCTGGGATCTCGACGAGACCGATTACGGCGACACCGGGTCCTGGCTCGATGACATGCCCGTGCAGGACACCTTGTTCTGAGGAACGGCGTTGCACCAGGCCCCCGTCAAGCGTAGAGTCGTGCATGTCAGAACAGATTCGTAAGGGAGACACCATGAACAGCAGCATCTGCACCCGCTGCGGGGGCACGAACGGGAACCATGGCCTGGTGCACGAGCGTCACGGGAACGGCGGTGGCCACAACGAGCCCTGCCCGAACACCCCGCCGGCGCCGGCCGAAGACCTGTACCCGGAGCACACCCGGCAGTCGGCCATCATCGAGGAAGCCCAGGCCATCGGGCGATTCCTCGACGAGAGCGGCTACATCCTCGCGCAGTACCGCGAGATCAAGGGATACCGCGAAGAGCAGTTGATGCCGGTGACAACGCCGGTGAACCAGATCCTGGCGAAGTACTTCGGGATCGACCTGGCCAAGATCGACGCGGAGCAGCGCGCCATGATCGCCGCACTGGCGGACGCGTGAGCCCGGAACAGGCCACCGTGGGGCGCGGCGTCGTCTACCGGGCGCACCCCGAAGCGCGCCCGGAAGACGGGCGCATCACGTCCGTGCACGCGCTCGACACCGGCATCGTGCACGTCCTGTACCGGGGCGACAGCACCGCGAAGGCGACGCGCCTCACTGACCTCGAAACCGTCGACGCTGGGATCAGGAAGCCATGACGAACACGCCAGCGGAAGAACGCGCCGTCGACGCCGTCAGCCTCTTCGACGTGGCACAGGGCATCTTCATGTCCAACGTCACCCGGGAAGAAATCGCCTACATGGTCCGGATCATCCTCGGTGCCGGCGTGAACGGCGTCAGCATGGCGACCGTGCTGGAGAAGCACCAACTCGTCGTCGGCCCCCACGGGCTCACCCGCTACTGCACCTGCGGCGTCGACGTGCTGCCCATCGGAGATCTTGTGCACCACCAGGCCGAAGAGCTGCGCAAGAGCATCGTGGGGGACTCATGACCGACGAAGAGCTAGCCGAGTACTGGCGCACCGACGTGCACAAGCTGAACGCCGCCGAAGAGCTGCTGGGCAACATGGGCTACGAGTACGACGAAGAGACGGGGGCATGGACATGACGAGATGGCGCAAGCGCGGTACCCGGTACCCCGTGAAGTACGGCCCCGCGCACGCCGCCGACCCATCACGGCCGTCGCTCATGGGCTCATACGCCTACTGCGGCACCTGGTTCCCGACCGGCCGCGACCACCTATGGGTGAACGCCGACCCCGACGACCGCCGGTGCCGCGAGTGCGAGCGAGGCGCCCAGCGCACCGCCGACGCGGCCAACACGCCCGACGGCCCGTGCGATAACTGCCCCAACCCGTTCACGGCCGGACAGCGGTGGATCTACCACTCACGTCTGAACGTCTACGTGCACGAGTCGTGCGCCGGTCGCCCCGTGCGTGGCGAGAACATCATCGAGCACACCGTCACCATGGGTCAGGTCCCCGGCTCGCCCACCACCACCCACTGAGAGGCCACACATGCCGTTCTCCGCCAAGCAAAACCGCGTCTGGGCAGCCAAGCACGTCACGGCAGCCAAGCCCCGCCTCATCCTCGACATCGGCCCCGGGGAAGGCACCTACGCCGACCTGCTGCGCCCCCTGCTGCCGCACACCGCCTTCCACGGCATCGAGGCGTGGGAACCGTACGTCGACCGGTTCAACCTGCTCACGAAGTACGACGCGATCACCATCGGAGACATCCGCGAGTTCCAGTTCCCGCGCGGTGACTACACCGTCATCATGGGCGACGTCCTCGAACACATGCCCGAGGAAGACGGCCGGCAAGTCATCGCGAACATCAAGGCCAACGCCGGGCACCTGCTGTTGTCCGTGCCCGTCCTGCACAAGGAACAGGGGGCGACGTTCGGCAACCCTTACGAGCGGCACGTACGCCACTGGAACGCCGACGAGCTGCGCGAGCTGATGGGGCCATGCCCGTCCGCCATCGCGTCCGTGCTCGCCCGGTTCTGGTGGTCGCGGACGTGACCGCGCCACTCGACGTCGACGCGATCACGAAGACCATCGCGGACGTCCACGACCTGAACCGGTGGGAGGACATGAGCCCCACCGGCCAACAGATCTACCGCGACATGGGCGCCGCGGTGCACGCCCAGTTCACCGCGGCGCTCGCCGTCGACGCCATCGCCACCATCATCGATGAGTCGCTGATGGGCTACGCACCCGGCACGTACGAACAGGTCCGCCCCGGGACCTGGAACGCACGAGACGACGAGATCGACACACACACCATCGCCACCGAGATCGTGGCCCGACTACTGGGAGAGCAACCAACATGACCCACACCACGATGCGACCGGAAGACCTGCCCGCCGAACTGGTCACGAAGATCGAGACGGCGGTAAGCCAGCTCCCCGGACGGGTACTGGGCGAGCCGAACACGGCGGCTCTGCACATCGTCGCGGCGGTCATGCCAGAGATTCAGGCGCGAGCCCTGCTCTGGGCGCAGCGCATGGCCATGCAGGGCGAGACCGGCATTGCAGAGCGCATCGGTCAGGAGATAGCGCGCCTGAACGGCACCAGCGAGAGCCCGAACACGTGAGCCGGATCCTGCCGCCGGCGCCCCGCCCGTGCGCGTCGTGCCCCTACCGTCGCGACGTGCCGTCCGGTGTCTGGCACCCCGACGAATACGCCAAGCTCGCGCACTACGACGAGACCACCTGGTCTCAACCGACCGCCGTTTTCCTGTGCCACCAGGTGAACGGACGCGCGTGCGCCGGTTGGGCCGGCTGCCACGACATGACCCACAGTCTCGCGCTCCGCCTCGCGATCTCCGGAGGCGACATCAGCCCCGACGACGGCGACGAGATCCACAACTACACCACCGACGTCGAGCTGTTCACGACCGGCCGCGAGGCCGCTGAACACGGCATGCGCGACGTCGAGCACCCCACCTCCGACGCCGTCCGCACGCTGGGCAAGATCAAGCGCCGGCGTGCCACCACCGACCACCCCATCGGAGACCCATCGTGATCGACGTGGAAGCGGTGCTGGCGCGCATCCACAACGCTCTAGTTCACGGCGACGCCACGGAGGCGCGACGTGAGATGGGCGAGGCTCTGGCGCAATCCTGGGAAGAGGGAGCCGCTAAGGGTGACGGTGTCGGCATGACCGCGATCACGCTGAACCCCATGCACGCCAACCCGTACCGACCGAACGGCATCGCCTGACGCCGTGCGCTCGCTGTACCCCCATATCAACTACTGGTCAGTAAGCCTTCCGGATTCCGGAATCCCGAATCACGAACAGGAGAAACACCCCATGCATCGAGTCCTACGGTGGGAAGTCCCCGTCGACGACGCCTGGCACAAGGTCGGCGCCGGCGCCGTCGTGCACGTCGCAGCTCGCGAGTACAAGCGCAAGCCCGGGGATCTCGTCGAGGTGTGGACGCTCGAAGAGGGACCGGACGCCGGCCCATGGGCCGGTCACGCGACCAGGGCTGTCACCGTCGTCGGCACCGGCCACCCGCTGCCTGACGACGTCTATCACATCGGTACCGCCGTCGTGCCGACCTTCCACATCCTCTCCGGGCCGACCCGCGGATCTGTCGACCACATCGAGTCAGCGGCCGGCCTGGTCTGGCACATCTTCGCCAAGCACGACACGGAGACGGACCGCCAGGCGCTCGCGGAGGAAGGCCGGCGCCTCGCGTCCGTCCGTGAAGACCTCATCGTGCAGGGAGTCGACCCCAGCGAGCTGCCCGTACCGCTGCACCCCGACCCGCTGCCATCAGCCGCACCGTGTTCCGCCCCCCCTAGCGAGCGGACAGAGCAGCACCTGCAACAGGTCCACGACGAAGCAACGAACCTCTCGCACTGGCTTGCGGAGCAACTAGGCGAGCACGTAGCCGACCAGAACGGCGAGACGCTGACAGAGACCGTGCAGCGCCTGGTGGCCAACAAGCTCGCGGACGCGCAGCGGCGCTGCAACGCGAACGGCCCGCACATCGGCGGGTTCCAGCGCGGGCACATCGTCACCATCGGAACGAACGGCGACACGTTCGAGGGAGAGACAGGCGTTGTCGCGACGCTCGACCATGACCACGGCTATCGGCTGTGGGTCCGCGTCGGCAGGGACGTGCACGACATGCACGCGCCGGCGCTCTACCTCAGCCCCGACGACATCGACATGGTCGTGGTCCCGTGAGCATCTTCGACGGCCCCATCGACTTCGCCACCACGAAGGACCGTGCCATCAAGCGCGCCATGCGGGAAGGCGCCGCAGCGCACATCGAGGCCCTGGCACGGCAGACCGCCGCGGTGCTCCCCGCCGACAAGCTGTTCACCAGAGAGGAAGTCGTCGCGCTGCTCGACGGCTTCGCCCAGGGACTACGGAGCACCCCGTCATGAGCACGTTCGTCATGATCGACGCGCCCGCGCTCGTACGGGTCACCACGACCCGCCCGTGCGGCTGCGTGCCCCCCACCCCGGAGACGACCGACTACCAGACGCTACGGGCCATCGCGTTCATGCACGCCGGCACCCACGACACCCCCGACGGCGAGCACTTCGACGGGTTCCTGAACATCAAGATCGACGCCTGCCTAGTCGGACAGAACACCGTGAAGGACCTGACGGCGTGGCTCCCCCCGCACTGCCGAGTCGAAGCATGGCGCACCGGTAGGTCGCTCATCCTGGGCGGTGACGACATGGCCTATCACCAGCTCACGCGAGTAGCAGACGGCACCCGGACGTTCGAGCCGAAGGCAGGCCACCGGTGCCAGGACGCCTACCAGCCCGCGCACTCCAGCCGCCACTACTTCGGCACGTTCGAGGCAGAGACCGGAGTCACCCCGTACCGCGACCAATGGGCCAGACCATCATGAGCCCCGACGAAGCGCTAGCACGCCTCGCCCGCGCCATGCTCAACGGAGGGCCACCACGCCCCGAAGGTGTCCGCGTCAGGGTCAATGGCCAGCTCATCGATGCCGCCGAGGTGTCCTACATCGGGCAGAACGCGAAGGGGACCCACGAATGGGTCGCCACGTTCAACGTCGCCGGCGACGACATCGACGGTGTGCACATCGACCGACTACCAGGCCACACCGCAGTGCAGATCTCCTGTCTCATAGACCCGGAGGACAGCCCATGAACATCGACGCCGAATGCCACCTGCGCATCAACGAGGTGACCGACTGCGGGTGCGTCAGGCTCGCCGTGGTCCGCACCGACACCGCGGTGCCCGTGCGCTTGAAAGCGGACGCCGTGTTCGAGACACGGATCGACGGGCTAGGCGACCCATTCCAGTGGCTCGCGCACTACGCCGTCGACCTAAGCATCGGAGACAAGGCAGCCGCCGACGTCGTCCCACGCAACAGCAGCGTCGAGCTGTGGGTACCGGTGAAGACCACCGACGACGGCTGCGCGGTGCCACCCCCCGGGTACGGGTACATGCTGCTCCGGCACCTGGTCGACGGCGTCAAGGCCATCCCCTGGCAGCCGTGCCCGGAGCACGAGGCGCGCCCCGACCGACGACCGGGCGACATCATCCAGCTCATCGGCAGCGCCGAACCAGGCATCCGGCCGCATTGGACGTTCGATCACCCCCAGGAAGGCACCCCATGACAGACGCACCCCTGTTCGTCCCGTCGCCCACACCACGCATCGACGTCGAGCGCCTGATGCTCGACCACAAGATCACCAGCGCCTACACCGAACCCGGAACGGAAGATGACGTCATCGTCGTCTGCAAGTGCAAACTCCGGTTCGACCTGGGCGAGTCCCACACCTTGCACGTGTTCGGGGTGCTCCGGGACGCCAGCGCATCCACTACCGAGCTGACGAACACGGTGCGCGCGCTGCCGGCGTCGACGCAG